ACTTCCAGAACCAGTAGTTGATCCAGTTCCAGATCCAGTAGTTGATCCAGTTCCAGAACCAGTAGTTGATCCAGTTCCAGATCCAGTAGTTGATCCAGTTCCAGATCCAGTAGTTGATCCAGTTCCAGAACCAGTAGTTTATCCAGTAGTTGATCCAGAATCACTTGTAGAACCAGAACCACTTGTGGAACCAGTAGTTGATCCAGAACCACTTGTAGAACCAGAACCAGTAGTTGATCCAGTTGAACAAATCAAAATATGTGATGTAAATGAAAGTGAATTATCTATAAATTTAAAAATTATTAACATAAATGATTATATTAAAGATTGTACTCCTCCTATAGTAAAAAACCATATATTGAAACTGTTTCAATATCAAGGTATAGAAATAAATAATTCGGTCATTGAAGTTGAGCCAGTTGCAGAAGTTGTAGAACCAGTAGTTGAGCCAGTTGCAGAAGTTGCAGAACCAGTAGTTGAACCAGAACCAGTAATTGAACCAGTTGTAGAACCAGTTGCAGAAGTTATTGAGCCAGTTGTGGAGCCAGAACCAGTAGTTGAACCAGTTGTGGAACCAGTAGTTGAACCAGTTGTGGAACCAGTAGTTGAACCAGTAGTTGATCCAGTTGTGGAACCAGTAGTTGAGCCAGTTACAGAGCAAGTAGTGGAACCAGAACCAGTTGTGGAACCAGTAGTTGAACCAGTAGTTGAACCAGTTGTAGAAGTTATTGAACCAGTAGTTGAACCAGAAGTTGAACCAGTTGTAGAAGTTATTGAACCAGAAGTTGAACCAGTTATAGAACCAGATGCAGAAGTTATAGAACCAGTTGTAGAACCAGAAGTTGAACCAGTTGTGGAGCCTGTAGTTGTACCAGAAACAAAACCAAAAAATTCAGATCCTAAACAGTGTACACAAAATAAACAAAAAAAAAAGAATAAAAAACGATAAATTATACCAACATACTAAGATAAAGATTTAATTTTGATTTATGACTTTCAGCCAATTTTCTACTTGAACTACGTAATTTTTCAACATTATATTTATAATTTTCCATAAAAGTTGAATTATCATTGATTTTGTAACGAGGTGTCCCTCCTTCATTTGTGCAATAATGTTTTTTCAATGGAAAAAAATGATCAGGTTTATAAATCCAATTATACCAATCATCACATCCCCAATTTACAATTTCTTCTGGAAAAAAATATCCAAATATTTCCATATGAATACGAGAGACAAATACCTGAGTTAAAATAAAATTATTGTTATTTACCGGTCCAGTAATACCAATATTTTTATTTCTTGATAATGTAGTAATAGAATCGTTTACCCATCCTTTCGTATGAAACTCTATATCATCTCCACATTGATAAAAATAGTTGCATCCTTCATCATATGCCTGTTTAAATAATATATTCCACATTCGGGTTAAAAATCCTTTTCGGCAATCCATATAAATAAATTTTACATCAATGTTTTTGTAAATCATTTTAAATCGTAAGAATTCATTTTTTTGTTCAGTATCATATATTTTGTCTCCTTTATCAATTCCAATATAAAATATATATTCGTGATCAGGATCCTGTGTAAGTAAAAATGTCTTGAATGTCAAATTATATAAATAACTTTCTTTGATCGATGTCCAATCACGTCCATTTGAAGTAGAAGGAATCAATAAACCAATTTTCATTATTTATATAATACAATTTGGTTTTATTTTATTTATATAATATATATGAGTGCGTTAAAAGAACCAGTTGAATCATTGGATAAAAATAAACCAGTTGCATTAACAAAATCAATTCATACATTTAATGAATTGATAAAAATGTATATTGGTGAAATGACTGGACAAATTAGAAAACCATATCATGGGTTATCAATGAGATGTCGCGGTGACCAATGTACATATAAACTTAACACTCGCGAGATTATAGCAGACGGAAATTGTTTATTTGATTCATTATTATATATTTTAGGATGGGAACAAACTCCTGCTGCACAAATGGCTTTAAGAAAAGAATTATATCATCATTTTATGATTAATAATGGCGAGCATAACCATGAATATGATTTAGAAGATGCAAAAGTAAATAAACATGTATATGCATCTAGTCATGTGCTTAAATCATTTGTAGAATTATATAGAAGACATGTAATTGTGTTTGAACTACATAATTCAGGTGTATTTAATGCACATATATTTATAAATAGAACATTACCATTTCATGAAGTAGATTTTTTAATATTAACACAAAATCCTGGACATTTTACCACATTTACAAAAGATAGGGGGTTTGTTCAAAGTCGTGCATTTTTAGAAAAAATATTAGATATAGATTCATATATACGAGGAAGTAAATTAAGAGATTTAATTGTACCAGGTCAAAGAATTGCTGATTTTAATGAAAGAAATTATACTCAGCGTATTTTTTCAAATTATGACGAATTTATGGATGTAATGACGAGTCATATTCCTGGGGCTGGGTTAGCACCATTATTACCATTAAATGCATTTCCAAGGAATCATGGTCTAGCTATTGGTGCTGCAATGATGGATCCAGGATCGGGATCAAGCGATATGTTTGCTTCAGATGAAGATCTTGCAAGAATGTATGCAAATGGTACTCCTAAAAGTGCTAGAAGTCATAGTTCTAGAAGTCGTAGTCCTAGAAGTCGTAGTGCAAGTTTATCACCTTCTACAAAAGAACAAATAGCAAGAATGAATGCATTGGCTAGAAGTAGTCGTAGTGCTAGACGTAGTGGCAGTCATAGTGGTAGGCGTAGTGGCAGTAGGCGTAGCGGAAGCAGGCGTAGTGGAAGTCTTTCTCCAGCTACGAAAGCAGAAATTGCAAAAATGAATGCATCAGCAAGAAAAAGTCGTAGTGCAAGCCTTTCACCTGCTACAAAAAAAGCAATTGCAAATATGAATAAAAGTTCAGCTTTAAAACATGCACCAAATGTATCACCAGCAACAAAAGAAAGAATTGCTCGTTTAGCTTTAAGTGAAGCACCAAATGCATCCATTAATACAATGAATCAAATTGGAAGATTACAACGAAGAATGACTCAAAGAAGAAATCCATTAAGAAATGGTGGAGCAGGTTCAAATTCCCCTCCTGCGGATTTAAGACGCACTAGACGATTCAAGCCAAGTTCTATCGTTGGAAGAGCACTTGCTAGACCATTTGCAAGAATATTTGGTAAATTTTAATTTAGATTTGAAATAAAAGTTGTTTTTTATTTCCTTGAAAATGCATGGACATTACTTCTAAATCTTTCACATTTTTCACATTTTTTGGATTTGTTTGAAAATAATATTTATCTTTTTTAATAATTACTTTGATACCATTATTCATTTTAAATGTGTTTTCTCCCAAATAACCATAAGGTGAAGATATATTGTGATCAAATACTTTATTTGAAAATAAATTGATATCTTTTACAGTAAGTAGTTTAGTCATTAAATAATAAATGGTCATATCACATATACCACCCGGAACATTATTCTTTTTATGCCATTTCATTTTTTCATCAATTAAATGAAATTTGCTTTTATTTTCATATATATCAAAACATAATTGTATAAATGTATCGCAAAAATTTAAATCAATTAATGCATTATGAATAGATCCAACCATATGATATGGATTATCTACATTTTGAACTGAATACACAACGGATTCATCTTTAAACATTTCGCTTATGTTATCGAATAATATGCAATCACTATCCAAATGAAATATTTTATTGATATTGTGTTTCAATAAATACTCTCTTATATAAAAAACACGTAAAAAACAAAATAATTCATAATCATGACCATTCGTGCTATAATTTATAAAACATTTACGGAAACGTTTTATATTTGTATCATCTAGTGTGTTCATATGTATGTGATTTGGCATAGAACTATTTGAATCATCACCAATAATAATAACTTCGTTATGTTTGCGATTGAATTCAACACATTTTTTGAAATAATCTTGATTACCTACATGAAAAATAATAACTGGAATCATTTATAAATCATGTAGAAAGTATTTAAATAATAACAAAATTGATTTGAAAATTATTCTTCAAAATGATTGCAAAATGGCAGAAATTGTTGAAGAGATCGAAGAAGTCAAAGTTGTGGAAGAATGGAAGACTTATCCCGAGTTTAGTAACTATTTATTTTCAAATACAGAACGTGTTATGAAAGGAGAGAAGGAAATTAAAGTTCAAATAAATGAATATAATAGAAAAACAACAAAAATATTTGATGATACGGGAAAGGGTAGAACTATAAATGTTAGTTATATTTGTGAAATATTATTTCCAAAAAAAGCTTTCAAACAATATCCTAACTATAGTAATTATCTTATTTATGAAGATGGTACTATTTTGAATAAAGTATCAAAAATCGTATTACGCGTATTTGAGCCAAAGATTGTCAAACGTAAACGAGTGCGTTTAGTGAATGACCAAGGAGAGAAGTTGGAATTAGACTTGGCACATATCGTTGCAGAATTATTTCTTGAAAATCCAAATGGTCATAAATTTATTAAACATCTTGATGGAAATATTTTGAATAATCATTATAAAAATTTAGAATATGTGCATAGTTTACTTGAAAAACCATATGAAGAAATAGAAGGAGAAGAATGGCGTGATATCAAAGATATGGAAGATTACCAAGTATCGAATAAGGGACGGGTTAAGAATAAACATAATAATTTCTTGATGAAAGAAAGTGATCATTTTGGTTACACACGAGTTGGTATCGGAACAAACAAATATTATGTGCATAGGTTGGTTGCAATTGCATTTATACCAAATCCTGAAAATAAACCAAGTGTAGATCATCTTAATCGTAATGCCAAAGATAATACATTAGAAAATCTTAGATGGGCTACAAGTAAAGAACAAAGTGCAAATCAAACAATTACGAACGGAGGTTGTTACAAAAAAATAAATAGGATTGATATAAAATCAGATGAAATTAAAGAATACAATGATATTCATGAAGTAATTGAATATATAATGTCCACTACAACAGAAACCGATAAAAGATCAATTGAAAATAAAATTCGTGCATGTTGCACAAATAGAAAAGAAACTGCGTATGAATTCAAATGGCAATATATTGAAGATTTGACAATAATAGAGGATGAGATATGGAAAAAAGTTCAGGAAATATATCCTGATGCAGAAGATTATTTGGTATCAAATAAGGGAAGAGTAAAAAATAAGGCTGGTAAAATATCTGATGGACGAATCACTCATGGATATAATGAAGTTTATATAGGAAAAGGTGTTTCAAGAAAATTTATTCATACTTTGGTAGCAAAATCATTTATACCAAATCCTGATAATAAACCATGCGTAAATCATATCGATGGAAATAAAACGAATAATGATATAAGTAATTTAGAATGGAATACTTATGCAGAAAATACACAGCATGCTTTTGATACAAATTTAAACCCACATGGTATAAAAATAAAAGTAACAAATATAAATACGAAAGAAGAAAAAATATATCCAACAAAGGTACGAGCTTCTCAAGATACAAAGGTTGAAATAAAAACATTCAATAGATATTTAAAATCTGGCAAACCATATCAAAATATGAAATTTAAATTGGTTTGATTATAAAAACAATAAGATAAAAATTTAATTCAATATATTTTTATTACCACTTTGTTTTTTTTACATTTATCTTTTGTCCAACTTTTCGGTACTGTTCTGGGTTATATGGAGTGTCCTCCTCATCATCTTTTATATTTTTAGACATTTCCCAAAATTCCTTTGCTCCTAACTTGAAATCATGACGTATTGTGCTGTCAGCCTTATACCAAAAAATTTGCTCGCTGAGCTTATTAGACTTTACGTTGTTATCAATAACTAAACACTCGTAATTTTCTGTGCACTGATCCATGACTTGACAAAAGGATTCGAAGGTTGGAAACATCCCCGCATAGTTCTCATATATTCTTTTTCTGTTGGCGATATAAGGCTCACGTAAAATAAAAACATAATCAATATTTGTCCTCAAATTGGGTAATATCCCAAGAGGATATTGCATCGTAAGAATTAATAACACCTTCCAGTGACGCCCATTCATAAAAAGGAGACGCATCAACTTATCTTTTGCCCAACTATTATCATATAAACAATCATCCAAAATGACAAAAGTCCGAGGGTCAATTTTACTTGATTTATACATCTGAATTTGTTTTTGTACTTCTTTCATAACACTTTTTTGACGCTTCAAAATATTTTCAATAATATTACTACTATATTCATCATGAATGAAAAGTTTTGGCACGTGAGAAGAGTAGAAACCATTTCCAGCTTCCGTCCCCGAAATCACAGTACCAATGGGTATATCACGATGATGATATAATAAGTCGCGTACTAAATAACTTTTGCCCGTGTCTCTGCGTCCAATTAAAACAATAACGGGACCTTTATTTTCATCTTTTAAAAAAGTAATACGTTTCATGTCAAATTTTTTTAATTCAAGTGTCATATAATATAAAATTAATAACATAATTCAAATAGAACGCGTTAATGCATAGTCAAAGATGCAGGAGCTAAATTAGGTAACATTACTAAATTGTCTTGATCATCTTTGTAACATTGTACTTGAGATGTTTGTCTATTTGGCTTTAAAATCATATTTGATTGAATTGGTTTCAACGTAAGAACCATAATAACAAAAATGATTAATAATATAATAATATACAACTCCATATTATTATAATAATATTTTATTCTAAAGATATACATGATACATAAATACAAAATATGTAAACTGAAAATAATACGCCAAACTTTGTTTTGAGTTTAGTTTTAGTAAGTTTTTTATATTTTTAAATAAATGACTGAGGCTGAAACTAATATTGAAACTGAATTTGAAATGCCATATGAAAATGATGAATATACTAAATATAATCCATTACATAAAGAATTAGGAATTACTTTGATAACGAATGTAAAATATGAAAAAAGATTAACTTATAATAAATATGAAATTATAGATAAAAATGGTGTAAAAAAAGAATGTTTTAAAAAATTCATAACATTAGTAGATTATGTTAAATTCTTGATAGGTAAATACAAAAATGACAATATACAATTATTACCATCAGATGAAATAGTAGAGACAACCACAGATACACTCACAGATACAACACAGCCTGGATCACTTTTTAAAGAATATATTAATTCATACCATAATTATGCATATGTGGATGGATTTTTTTATTATTTATCATCAACATTATTAGAAAAAGGGTTTGTACATGGGTTAGATTTTTATGATAGTTATGTATGTATAACAAAACAGTGTGAAATTGATATAGTAGATGATTTCGAATATTTGTGTGATTCAAATTATTTCAGTGAAAAATTAAACAATCAGTTTTATTTCAAAGATGAAAATCTAGGTGATTTTTTCAATAAAAAGGAACCAATTGTAATTAGTGATAAAAATGAAGAGATTGCATTTGAAGTAGAAAACTTGGATGATTTCGAAACAGAACCTGAGAATGAATTAGAACCATTAATCAACGATATTGAAGAACTTGATGCAGATGTTCATCAAGATAGCGATAGCGATATTGATAGCGATATTGAAAATAGTGAAGACGAATCAGATGACTCGGATGGATTTTCAACAGATAATGATACAAAAGAATCTGACTCTGACAATGAGTCAAACGATTCTGAAACGGATGATTCAAAAAAATCTGACGATTCTAAATCTGAAAATGGAGTTGAAAAACTTACATTAGTTATCAAAAAAATCCCTACGCAAGTTGTTGCTATTGAAAAATGTGAAGGAACATTTGATTCATTATTAGAAGATAATTTATTGACTATTGAAGAATTAGAAAGTGCTATATTTCAAATTATTCTTATTCTGTATGTGTATCAAAATAAATTTGATTTTACACACAATGATTTACATACAAACAATGTAATGTATATATACACAGATGAACCATTTATGTATTATAAAATTAAAGACACATTTTACAAAATACCTACATTTGGCAAAATATATAAAATTATTGATTTTGGAAGATCAATTTATAAAGTAAATAATAAAATTATATGCAGTGATAGTTTTTCACCAAATGGAACAGCTCATACTCAATATAATTTTGAACCATTTTATAATAAAAATAAACAAATTGTGTTACCAAATAAAAGTTTTGATTTATGTAGATTAGCATGTTCTATGATTGATTTTATTATTGATGACATAAAGGAGATTAATAAATTCAAAGAGGTCCCCATTTATGATTTAATTATTTCTTGGCTATATGATGATAATGGAAAAAATGTTTTGTATAAAAGCAATGGCGAAGAAAGATATCCTGATTTTAAATTGTACAAAATGATTGCACGCATAGTGCACAATCATATTCCTGAAAAACAATTCGAACATGCATGTTTTAATAAATATAAAACATCTTCTATAGAAAAATATATTAACATAGATGAATTTTAAAATCCAGGTTCATTTGTGAATACAGGTGTTTTTCCAGATCCTTTTTTGAAGAACATTGAATATAGATAAATTACACCAAAGGTAATAATAAAAATATAAATAGAATCTCTTATTAAATTACTATTATCTTGTTTATTTTTTTCCTTTTGTATTTTGTTTAATACTAATTTAAATACAAAATAACTGATTGAAACAAAAAACGAAATAATAAGAAATTCTTCCATTAAATTATATATTTTTTGTTAATTATATAATTTAACGAATCATTTAGAGTTCTTCAAATTCTAAATCAACTACTTCATTTGATTCTATTTTTATTCCTTCTGGATTATCAAATTCTAAAATGCTTGGTTGAGGATTGAATGTGATTGTAGATTTTCTTGGTTCTAATGAAATTGGTGTATTCGTTGCAGTATTTATATTTTCAAAATTGTCTTCATCTTCATCATCTTCATCATCATCTTCATCAAATGGTTCGATTTCTTTTTCGTTTGATAACCCAGGACCTTGAGGCAATGGTGAAATTTGTGGTAATATTGGCCCTGGTTGTACCGCTGGACCTTGAGGTAATGCTTGAGGCAATACTTGAGGTATTCCTTGATCTTGTCCTAAATTAGATTCTAATGGTTTTGCATCTAATGGTTTTGCATCTAATGATTTTGCAGTAGTATTCAATGTTTTTTCAACACGAGTTACTTCAACTTCTTGAGTTTCATCAATGAATTGTCTCAATAAAGTTTCAACAGGAATTTTATCACGAATTGTATTCATGATGCACGTTTGCACAAGTAATTCAAACTCTCTGTTGCGACGTTGTTGTTCAAGAGGAGGTATATCAATTTCAAATAAATATATATTAGAATATAATTTGCGTGCAATATTTATATAAATTTGATGAATAAAAGATGACATATCTGGAACATCGATTGTAATTTTTTTTGTCTCACTTCCAACACGGACGCAACTTAAAATTTTTAATTGAATAATATGTACACAAGTAATTAAATCTTCTAAATAAGAACAATTACATGATTTTACAATTCTTTCCTGTTCTGCTAAAACAATCGTTTGATTCCATTTTGGAATTCGAGACAATAAATTTTGAAATGTCATTAAATATTTTTCAATTTCATCATTTGTCTCACATAATTGTATCGATTCATTAAAAATTGCTTTGAATCCATCGATAATATGTGGAGTAATATAATTAATTAAAAGAATGGACCATTCATTTTTTGAATCATTTAATATATTTGACGTATAATCATCCATTTAAAAAATAGGTTGAAAAGATTTAATGACTAATAACGCATTTTAATTTCATAGTTTACAAAAATCTTTAAATAAATGTAATATCCATCCTCCTTTTTTATGGACATAATTATTTGGCATATGAAACACTCTACTTTCTTTACATATTTGGTTATTTCTAAGTGGAGCAATAGTTGCTTTATAACGTTTTATATCAGGACGATGTAAGCCAAACGCAACTGTTTCTCTTGAGCCATCATCTAATTGATAATAATGACTATTTGTATATTTATTAAATTCATCTTTATCATAAATCCAAAATGCACAATATGGATTTGTATCATTTATAATAAATGTTTCATTGTCAATGATAACTGTTTTAGTTAAATATTCATTTGTGTGACCATCAGGTGAAGTTGCTTGATCTGAACCATATTCATCACCTTTTTCATCTATTTCAATTCTAAAAAATCCTAAATTATAATTATTTGCAATTAATTTTTCTTTATAAAATAACCAATAATGAAGTGCTTCTTTAGGAATAAGTATATCATCTTCTAAATAAATGAAAATGTCATATTTATCTTTTTGAGATTTCATTACATCACGAATAAAATAAGGAAAACAAATAGGATTTGATTGAAATCGCATATTATTAGATAAATCATGAAATACAATAATTAATGAACCATTTGAATAATTGCATAGCAACTCTTTTGAAAAATTATAATTTGTATGAATGTATATATCAGTAGTAAGTGAATATGAATCTGTTTCTTTTATTATTCTATTTATATATTGTAAACGATCCTCTTTGAAAAAAAAACATATGTGTTTGGCAATTCTCATATAGATAAATCTAGATAATGGTGAAAGAAATTGTACTTAATTATATTTTATGTTTCAATTAATATAAATAAAATACATAATTATATTAATGCAAAAAAGTAATTCAACTATATTTGGAATAAATTATGAATATTTTATCAATGATTGTATGGCATCAAGTTCAATAGGTAAAAATAATGAATGGGAACCGCATATTACAAAATTAATAAAATTAATAAATACACATTATAAAACCAAAAGTATTATTGATGTCGGTGCTAATTTTGGCTATCATACACTTATATTTTCACAACAATGTGAATGGGTTTATGCATTTGAACCTCAGTCACAAAATTTTGAATTATTGCAAAATAATGTAAAAAATAATGAAATTCATAATACAACAATATATAATCTTGCATGTGGTAATGAAAATTGTAGTGTTCAAATGCCATTATTCAATGATAGTAAAATAATTAATATGGGAGATGTTACACCAAATATGGATTGTATGAATTGTACTACTACAAAATCAGTTGTATTAGATGATTTCTCTTTTTCAAATATAGATCTAATAAAAATTGATGTTCAGGGGTGGGAAAAAAAAGTATTAATAGGTGCAAATCATTTATTAAAAATAAATAAACCGATATTAATTGTTGAATTTGAAAAATTTCAATTGATAAAAACAAATACAACATGTAAAGAATTATTTGATTATATACGCGAACTGGATTATTATATATTTTATTTAGAGTACGAATATCCAAGTGATCATGTATGTGTTCACAAAGATAATTTGCATGTTTTCAGAGAAAAATTCAAAAATTATATTTATCCACATACAGAAAATAACAATATAAATGATAATTTTATTAATGGTATTTGTGAAAAAATAGTTTTGAATTAATTTCAAATATTGGTTTTAAAATTTTCGATCATGTGTAAACAATCCAGGACCAAATACACATTTGTGATTTTACCATACATATAACATTTGTTCCTCTATATTTTTACCATGTTCCAAATAAGGATATATATTTTCTTTGAAAAATGTTTTTGAACAAGCATATGGATTATTCGTATAACTACATATCTGTTAAGGTCAATAGTTTGGATTCTTTATAAGAATTTAAATACCTGTAAAGGTGTATTGTAATACTCATATAGATAACATTTGAATATACTTATTTATTTTGAATTAACCCATTAAAAAATGCCAAAATATAAAATAATATCCATTTTTCATTTTTTAATTCATGGCATATAGATTCATAATGAAATTTGAAATAAATATAATCTTTGTGATCGATATATTTCTCTAATAATATGTCTCCATATATACCTTCATTGTAATATTTTTCTGCAGTATCAATACAATCTACAAGAGATTTCATTTGTTTTATCTCAATTACACATGGATCATTTTCAGAATGAGTATAATTGTTTGGATGATAAATTTGAACAAATCTTGAACAGATTGGATTAATTAATTTATCTTTATTATGAGTTACAATGAAAAAACGAGTATTTTTACTATATACTTCAATACACCTTCTAAGAGAATATTGAGCATCAATTGTCAACAGTTCTGCATCATAAATTACAATACTTTTAAAAGGAACTTGATGAATTTGTTGTTTAGCAAAATCTTTTATATCATCACGTATAACTTTGATTCCTTTACAAATAGAACAATGAATATACATTGTATATAATTTTTTTTGTTCTTTTGTATAAATTGAATTTAATAATTTTTCTAAATTTGTTTTTTTGCCACTGTTTGATCCACCATATAATAATATATGAGGAACATTGGCATTATTTATAAATGATTCCATTTCATATAAAATACTTATAGCTTTTATATGAATACAATTTAGTTATTTATTTGTAATACTTGGTCAAATATTTTTCATATTGAGGTGGTAAATAATGATTATCTTTTACATTGATATTTTCTATATACATTTGCCTATTGTAAATATCCTTGAAGTTTTTTATTTTTTCTTCAATCGTATTTACATTTGTATAAGTATCACTGTTGTATTCTTGATGCGTAAATTCATTCATTTTATTTTTAATAAAATGTGCATCACCAAAATAAGACAAATGCCAGCCACCAAATAAAATATTAGGCGTAGAAGTATGTCTAATATCATTGCACGATATATTCAATTCTTTATATTTTTGATAAGTTATAATTTTAGTAGATTCAGGATTTGTATGAACTTTTGAATTTAAATTATAATAATAATTATCTAACAAAAGTGTATTAAAATCAACATGAATTATACCATTTTTAATTTTATTTAACGTGTTTGGATCAGGAATTTCATCTAAATCTGCAATAATAATCAAATCATCTGAAGAAAAATCAATAAATGGAAACCCTCTTGAAATGGCACTTCTTTGAAAATTTTCATTTTTCCATTGTTCATTATTATTTACTTTAGGATTTTTATAAGGAAAATCATCAACAATAATATGTATTATTTTTTGATTGAAACTTTTGAATAATTCTTTATTTTCATTATAATATAATTTTTTTTCATTTCCCATATGAGTCAGCGTAGATTCTACAATGATAAAGTAATCAACAATATCATTCAAAATATTGAGTCTATAATTCAATAGATCTAATTCATTATAAAACATAAAACAATCTACAATTTTCATTATACTATAAAATAAACCTATCTTTAATAACTTATCATATTAATTTATCATTGTGATTTGTGTTATTTCATCAAAAATATTTAACTATTTATAATTATATGAAACTAAATACAATTGTTTTTATGAATCAAAATGTAAAGGAATGGCAATTAGAAGAATCAATGAAAATGTGTTATAATACAGTATCTTTTTCAACGTACCCTTATATTTTATATAAACTTACAAGTTCTCATGATACATTAAAACAATACAATTCAGGAAACTGTATTGCATTATCCTATTTTATTCAAAAATATTTAAAAAATAATTACAATATTAATAGTTATATTATTCCTGCATCAGTACCATCGATTTTTAGAGTAGAAGGAACAAATAATATATGCCATGTATCTCTATGTATACCAGTCAATTCGTCCAAATTTTATATTATTGATCCTGCGTTTTATTTTTTGAAGCCGATGCATTGTTCAATGAGACATAATATACCAAGAGTAATTGATTCAAGTAATATTCATAATAATACAAATGAAAAAATAAAATATGTATTACAAAAAACAAATTATGATGCAATATTGCCAAATTCATTTGAATGTAAATGTTATTTTGATAAAGACCCAAAGGATACATGGTCTTATTTTTTAAATCAAGTATTAGATCCAGATGAATCAATAGGGTCATTTTATATTAAAGCAAAACCAAGTCCTTTTTTATGTAATACAGAATATGATGATACGAATAATGTAGTTATAAAAAAATACCATATAAAAATGGAAGGAAATGAAATTGTAATTATTGAAAATTGTATAGAAATATATAAAGGAGATCCAACTAAATTACCAAAAAAGATTGAAGATATTATTCAAAAAAAATTATATAAATTTTTCTCTAATTATATAGTTTAATATCACGTAATATATAATGAATTATATTATAAATAATAAATTAAAATTTGAGAAAAATAAATATAATCCTGTTCCAAATTCAATGCAACCAATAACTACGACTATTCTAACAAGAAATAAGACAAATATGGTTTTACAACATCCTCCTATAGAACCAAATATAAAATTTTCTGATATACCATCATCTAAATCAATTGATTTTAAATTAAAAAATTACAAAATAAATAATTCATTATTGAATCAAACGAATCAAACGAATCAAACGAATCAAACGAATCAAACGAATCCAATAAATTCAATAAATCAAATAAATCAAATAAATCAAATAAAAAAATCAAAAGATAAACAAGAAAATATTCAAGAAAAGGCCATTCCTATAGATAATTATTATAAAACAGATGAAATAATTATAAACATTTGTGGAAATTCAGAATCTGAATTAAACAATAAAATACTTTATGATTTTTTATTAGAACTCTCAAAAAATATTAAAATAAAAATATATCTTCATACATGGAATATTGATAAAAGTATAGTTGAATATTATTTTCAAGGGTTAAACATAGTATCTATGATAATAGACCAAACTCCAAAATCAAAGTTTGAACCTATATTTTCAAGTAATAAATCAGTATCTTCCTGGAAAATGATGTGGAAAGGTATGTTTCGATCAATGAATGAAATATATAAAAAAGAAGACAACAATACAATTATTTTGAACACGAATTTTGATATAAATTATAAATTCAATGTGGATGATATATTGAAATTATCAGAAAATAAATTTACGAAAAATATATTTTTGAAAGATTCGACTGATCTTTCTGGTGTAGATAATCCAATTATAGGTGATAAATATACATTGCATAAATTGATAAATAGTTTTTATAATAATTTAGATAATGTATCGATGTTTTACAGTTCATTAACAGTACCAGAAGCAAGCATATATTATGAAAATAATAGATTATTTGGAGTAAATTATAAAGACATGTTTATAAACATAGAAAAATATAGTATAGAAAAATAAAATACAAAATAATTATAATGTTATCAATCATCAATCATAATATGATCAAATATGTAAAACATATTACAATAGTAAAAGTAAAATGTGTACTTCACCTTATTCACATAATGTGTAATGAATTATCACAAATGGGATGGAAATGTGATATAATCGATAAAAAAGATATAAACTATTATATTAGTTTGAATAATCCTTTGCATTATTTTTTATTTGTATGGCCATTAGATATAGATAATAATGTAATACGTTACAAAAGATATATTTTGTATCAGTTAGAACAAAACATAAATAATCAGTTATCAATAAATTATAAACAGTTGCATGAAACAAATAAATTAAAAAAAATATATGATAATGCATCATTATTAATTGATTATTGTAAATTAAATATAAATGTATTAAATCAGTATTATTCAAATAGATTTAAGCTTATGAATATTCCTGCAAGATATACGAATCCAAATCACACATTTCATACAATTCAACCATACGAATATGATATTATTTTTATAGGATTAGTAAATGATAAAAGGAACAATATATTGAACAAATTGAGAGAAAAATATAAAATTCTTATTGTAAACAATCTATATGACGAAGAATTAAAACAAATATGTAAAAAATCACATATTTGTTTGAATATACATTATTATGAAAATGCAATTTTAGAAAGAGTACGATTGAATGAAATGTTAGAGTATGGTATTAAAATAATAAGTGAAAAACCATGCCAGGAGGATATAGATATATGTAAATATTATACGTCTGTACAATTTATTGAAATGATAACAAATTCTTATGAAGAATTATTTGAAACAATAGAGCGGGTGAAAACAGAAACGAATGATGAATCAAAAATTGTGTCAGATTTGAAATATTTAGAAAGTATATTCAAAGAGGATATACATTCATTATTTGTATTTTAATCATGAACTGCGTCACTAGATTATGCGTCACTAGATTATGCGTCACTAGATTATGCAACACTACCTAATGGTTGAGTGTAAGGATTACTTTTAAACGCTTTCAATAGATCAGGATGGTTGTAATTATCATTTATATTATTATATTGTTGAGGAGATACAGTGTTCATACCTAATTGTCCAGCATGAGGAACAATGTTTGGTATAAAAATAGGAGTTCCGCGTGTATCACATGCTTCTCTACCATTTATATTTGCATTAATATCGGAATTAAACAAATTCATATTTCCAATGGAGGAACGTCCAATTAATGGTTTTTCAAAACTACGCTGATTATATTCTGCATCATATGATTTTCCCATAGGTAAAATACTTGTTGCAATTCCCATTTGCGAATTATTCGTACTTTCTCTTTGAGTATGTCCTAAATAAGGGTTTGCTGTCATATACCCAGTTGATTTTGAATCTTGACGTTCAATATTTAAATGATTTAATCCAATAGATTCAGTTGTCATTTCACGATTTGTTGTAGGCATTTTATCTTTAGGATTGAATACCATGTGTTTTACTGGCCCAGCTAAATTTCCATTTCCACTAGATTCAATAAAATTTGTTTTTTTGGTATGTTTTAATCCTTTTACAAGGGGGTCAACAATATTTTGCATAAATGTGCCTTGCATAGAACCAAAATAACCTAAACTTGTGTCTCTACTATTAGTATATGCTTTGTAAGAATCAGAATTATCCTTTGTCAAATAGATATGATTTCCTGTCAAATTAGTAAATGAATTTGTTGGCAATTCTTGACGATGCGTTTCGCTTGATTTACCAGTTACATATCCCTGATTTTCTAAAGCACTTTTTACACCATAATAGGATACACTAGTATGTTCACGATTTGGATCAGTAAGCATTTGTTCTGAAAATTGCATTGGTTTTGCTTCACCAACTGCAGGGCCCATTCCTCCTGAACCATGGTTCATGTGATACGTATCAGGTTTTTTCTTTACCATATTAATTTTATTTACATCTGCAGAACGATCAGCTGCACTAGGTTTGTATGCAGGTGATTGATAATTTTGTACATAATTGGATTTTGGATTATTTGTAGTTCGAAGTTCATCCACTTTTTTTGGCATCCATTTATCTCTATCTACGACACCAGAATTGAATCCTAAAGTTCCCGCAGAATCTTTTATTTCAGCCCAAGGTTTAGTATTAGCATGTCTTAAAGATTCATTTATTCTACTTTGAAAAAAGTCACTTTGATTTTGTGATCCAAATACATTTTGAGAATTCTCAGCAGGTTTAAATAATGATGAAATTTCTGTTTTTTCTATAGCAATTGAGCCCAATCCAACATAATTATCTAATTTTTGATCATTTTCAAATGATAACTGACTTGACGCACCGTTTGATTTACTATTATAAAAAATTTGCATATTATTATGATTAATATCCTTATATGTCATTGCAGTTCCAGCAAGTGTTTGAAAAACATTGCCATTATCTACAGCTTGTTTTTTATTACCAAGTAAATATTTATCCTGATATTGGGAATATACGCCACTATTGTTTGTACTCAAAGAAGTAGAATCAATATTATTATAAAAAGTCGTTGTTTTACCATTTGTTACATCGTCTCTTAATTTATCTGAATTTGAATTATTTTTTTGATCACTTACAAGGCTTTGTTCTAATCCATCTAAAACTAACGGATTACTGAAATCTTCTTTTTTATCATTTGACATTAAATATAAAGCTCCTGCTATAACTAAAGGAATTGCTATTTGTGCCATTATTATATATATTATATTTTTAATAATATTTAGAAGTATAAAAATCCTTTTCTAAAATTCTTGTTTGTAAATTGTTTTGGAATGGCATACTCATACTTGTAGTCACTGTTTCTTTTTTCAATGGTACATCCATTCTTTTTTCTTTATTATCATTGTCTCTAAATAACCATGCAGGTAATGATGCACGACTTTCATCTATATTAAAATGTTTGGCTGGATATTGATACATGTGGCTATCTACTTTTTTATAAGTATTTATATCTCTTGTTAATGGACGATTTAAATTACGTAATTCATTTTCAACTAAAAGAGAATTTGACTGTAAGTTTGCACCCCATTTCTGTAGTATAATATGACAATCATCAATATAAGGATTTGCCAAACCATTTCCTGGAGTGTTCAAATGATATTTTCCTATAGATGTTGTTTCTTCTAAGTATTTATTTACTCTAGCTGGATCATCTTTGAAACGTGTAAAAGCCATTTATATATAATATTAAAATAAAAACCCATTTCTAATATATATTTCATTATGTGCACATTTACTATAAAAAGTATAATTATTTTTCATCAATAATTGTCTACATTGTTCATTTTTATTTTCATTATCTAAAGTTTCAATTAATATTACATCAATTGGAATAGAAAAATCCCATGAAAGTAATACTTCATACTCATGTCCTTCCACATCTAATGATAAAAGATCAAAATGACTTATAGTAGATGCTTTCAAAATAGCTGTCAATGATACAGGATGCATGACGATATTATTTTGAGGTAAAAAATCATATTTATCAAAATAAGTAGAATAGTGACCCTGAGGTAAAGTAGATTCAATACCAGAAACTGCAGCATGATGGTGTACAAAATATTTATAATTTAATGGTTCATTTGAACAGCTAACCAAATTATTGACCAACATATTATTTGGTCGATTTTGCATTAAACTGACAAACATATTTGGATGAGGTTCAATCAATACTCCTTTCCATTGATGGTCATCTTCAAAGTATTTTGTGTTTGAATACAAAACTCCATCTAATGCACCTAATTCTATGTAGAATCCATTTTTTTTATTTTTAAAAATATTATTATTTAAAAATGCGTCTTCTCCACATTGTGAATACATTTTTATATAATAAAAATAATCTTTATATGAATATAAATTTAACCTAAATAATTTGGTCTTTCACTCTTAGAATGAATGTATGGTTGTGGTAAAAATACCTGATGTCTTTCAAAATAAGAAACCGTTGGTAAAGATTTAAATTGAGGCGTTACATTAAATGCAGGCCCTTCTAAATTTACAGATCGAATACCTCTTAGTTTACTTTCAATATCAACTGAATTTTGCGACAAAACTCCACCATAAAAGGATGGATTAGAACCAAGACTGAACATTACAGGATTTTTTACATTTGCATAATCATGTATTAAATAATCTCTTATCATAACGCTCTCTTGCTTTCTTACATTATAATCACCTTGTGTATTTTTATTTCTAGTAGAAGTCATATATCTTATTCATATTTTATTTTTTGCAGTATTCTCCACTTTTGTACATTTCTCTTGAACCAATACCACCTCTCACCCATCCACTCATTGCATCATGTTCGATACATTTAGTAGAATCAGTCATTGTTTCGCGTCCATGTAAAGGATATTTATTCAAATTAATATAGGGGCTTTCATTTAAACGACACATACTTTTCTTTTCTTTAAATGTGTCACCCATTCTAAGTTCGTTTTCTTGCCCAACATCTACATTACCTTTGCCTAAATAAGGTACTGTTTTATAAGGACGTTCGTGTAAACTAATTTTAATATGAGGATTTGTTAAAGCTCCTTTTTCTAATTCAGTACTTTGATTGATATTACATCCAAGAGGACCAATATGATATGTTCCGTTTACAAATACATTTGGCTGTTGAGTTGCGAAATTTAATCCACCGTTTGCAGTTTTATTAAAGGGATTGAATAATGTATAATTTGCTAAGTTAGTATTCATAAGATTTCCCTGTGTAAAAGTAGAATTATCATATTGAGTTCTAGTTAAATTATCAAACCTAAAGTCAACCACGCTCATTATTATATATATTATATTTTTTTTACTAATTTAATAAATTGTTAGAGGTTTTTCAGAGGGAAGTGTTCCAAAACAAAAACTTAAAAAATCATCCTGTTTATTTGGTATTGTAGTAGAAGGATTTGTATAAAATTGTCTATTATTCTGTTCAAATGAAAATTGATCTCCTATATTATTGAATAAATTATAAATTTCATTATTATCGTTGTTTTCTTGAACAATAAAATCTTTAATTTTTCTATTAATTGAATTTTCTAAATCAGGGGTATAATCAGCGGTTACTTCTTTTTTATTAGGATTAAATTTGTAGTCAGTCATTAATACATTACCAAATGGGTTATTTTGTTCAATCTCATGTTGATCATTCACTCCATAATATGGGAATAATAATCCTTCTTTTTTTTTATATAATAAAACAATAATTCCAACTACAATTAATCCTAAAACTATAATTATAAAGCGATTTAATAATACATATCCTAAAAGGGTAATTAATATTACAAATCTAGTGATAGCATTTAATTTTTCATCATATGTTAAATATGAATATGGCCATATTTGTGTAATATATTTTTTATTAAATAATATTGTTGGCTCGTTTACCCAAAAACTCATTTATATATATAATATTATTTTTCTTGTTTATACTTTTCTTATTCATTTTTAGTTTATTCATTTGAAGAACTCTCCACTGCAGATTTTACAGTAGCATCAGTAACATTTTCTCTAGGTTCATTAGATTCCTTGGTTTCTTTCTTTTTCTTTTTATTTTTGTTTTTTCTCTTAGTCGATTTTTGAGGTGATTCTCCAACTTTGAATACAAATGTATCTTCACTTGTTTGTTTAATATCAACTGGCTCTTGAGTACTTTGTTTTCCTTGATTCTGTTGATTCTGTTGATTCTGTTGACTCTGTTGATTCTGTTTCATTTCTCTCTTTTTTTGTAGACGTTCCTTTGTTTTAGATCCCTTCATATGTTGTTGCATTTTATTAGCCATTGCCTTAAAATCCATTTTACCATTTAATCCCATTTTTGCCATGATTTCTTTTAAACCAGGAATATCTTGAATTTTATCCATTATTTGTGTTGCTTCTTCTAAAAGTTCACTTTCTTTAACTTGACCAGAACTAATTTTTTCTTCTAATTTACCACCAATGTTTTTAACTAGAGACAAAATTTTCTGTGGATTTTTCATTACGGTTTGCATAAATTCTTTTTCATCACCAATTGAATTTTTGGCTTCTTCTGCAATTTCTTTTGCTAATGTTCCAATTTTACCATTCATTAAATCATCTAAATGAGATTTCATTTTTTCTGGATCCAATCCACTTGGATCAAATGCACCTGGTTCTGAATCAGATACATCTACAAATAAATTTTTCATTTCTTCCATTGTTTCTGCAATTTTTTTATGAAGTTCATTTTCTTCTACACCCTCAAAAATTTTACTTGTCTCTCCAAATGATTTATTTGAATTTATTTTTTCTAAAATAGAAAATAATATTAATTGTAGATATTTCCATATTGTTTTTTTATTTTTTTCACTAATATTCTCTTTCATAATTAAAGCAAAATCAATTCCGGGTAATAAAAAACATCCATCTGATTTTTCAAACAATGATTCATTTTCATATAATATTTCAAAAAATATTTTTGGGTACATTTCAATGCAATGCTCATAAGTATTTGCATGATTTATAGCATCGATGGACGGTTTTAATTCCGGAAATGTAATAAGTAAATCGTTTGTAAAATCTGTTATAATTTTAGTGAATTTTTCGTCCATTAAAATTATATTTCATACGTTTTTATATGTTTTTTATTTGTAATATACAAAACTTTTATCAGTAAGAGACATAATAAAATTTACAAATTCGTCCTTTATTCCTTGATCTAATGTATCATATGATTCTTTGAATTTATTAATGTATTTAAGTAACATATTTGATTCTCCACTATCAGATACATCATCCTCGTAGTTTTTATTCATGAAGAAACTAACATCTCGCTGCATTACTTGTGTATGATATTTGCTACCAATGCGATTGTACCATGTTCTAATAAAAAATTTAGGATTTGTTTCTTTCATCATTTTATTTTTTCTATAAAATGATTTAAAATTTGCATCATCTAAATGTATTTTAATAAATTTTAAAAATAAAAAATATTCTTTATTAAACTCTCCAACAGGTGTTGGTTTTGTGGAGAACATTATAAATATAACTATTCTGTTATATTTAAATTATTATTAACCCTAGTTATTTAAATAGATTAAATTATATATTTTTTCGCTGCTGTTCTAATTGTTCTAATGTCATTGCTAATTTTGGCTGTTTATCTGGATCAAATTTAATAGGCATATTTTCAGGAGTTGAATCAAGAGTTGCATAATTATATGTTTGTCTCATTCCTCCATTACCTTGTGCAGATAATTCGCTGACAGATGAATCCAAAAAACTGAATTCATCACTTACTACTCCGCGATCTCCTTTAAACATATATGGATTTGGTTCATTAAATAACATTGTTTTTTCTTCTTCTATATTTTTTATTTGAGGTTTTACATATTCTAAGATTTGATCTCCTACTAATATTTCATGATTTGGTTTCAGTAATAATACAGGAACACGATTGATCATTGGTGGTAATGGAAAACTGGTCCCATCTGGATTCAAAATATAGGTTACATTCTGTTTTACAACTCGTTTATCAATAGATATATAGTTAAACTTTTTACTCATGCCAAGTTGATTCAAATCCTCTAAAAGTCTTGCGCTGTGTTTACAGTATTTGCTAAAATATAGCTCGTGCTTTGCCATTAATGTAATCGGATAAACAATAAAAATTGATTTTAACTTAAATGTTATGATTATATATAAAAAGATGAAACTTGGACAGGAACTTGTCTCAAATGTTAACAAGGGTGAAATTCTTACGTTCAAATTATTAAATGTTGATGTTGCAGTAGTAAATTCAATTCGTCGAGTTATTTTAACTGAGATACCTACTCTTGTGTTTAGAGGATTTCCTCATTATTCGAATAAAATAAATATTAAAAAAAACAATACTAAATTTAACAACGAATATTTGAAACATCGTATTTCTTGTGTACCAATTCATGTTCCAGATGAAAAAGATTTTGAAAAATTCAAGAATAATTATGAAATTCGCGTAAGTGTAGTAAATGGAGAGAATAAAACACTATATGTTACAACCGAAGATTTCAAATTATTCAATAAGGATACAGATAAAGAAATCGTAGAACATGTATTCAAACCTGATCCTATAAGCAATAGTTATATACCAATTTGTTGTTTGATGCCACGAATTTCAGATACAGACGAGCCAGAGGAATTAACAATGACAATTGATTTTGATATTGGAACAGCTAAAGAAGACTCGTGTTGGAATGTAGTATCAAAATGCATGTTTGTCAATATTCAGGATGATGAAAAAATCGAAAGAGAAGTAAAACGGCTTCAATTAAAAGAAGAAGATGAAAAAGATTTTAGATTATTAGATGCACAACGTATATTTGTTCCAAATCAATATTTAATGTCAGTAGAGACAGTTGGGGTATTTGAGAATGAGTATATTGTAATAAAATCATGCGAATATATTAAATTTCGTTTGGCAGAATTAGGTGCATTCTTATACAAAGAAGGTGGATTGTCTGAACCATCTTTTATAAAAGATAAATATGGATTATTTGAAGATGTAACATCTACTGAACAAATGTATTATTTACGTATTGAAAATGATGACTATACTATTGGTAAATTAATCGAAAAATATTTGTATTATATGTATGAAGAAATTTACTATGTGTCTTTCAAAAAAGAACATCCTCATGATACTCATTGTTTTATACATTTTGCTTACAAAAATAAAGTAGAGGTTGGTAAAATTATAGATGATCTGAATAGAGTTATTGCAGAATTAACGCGAATCTATGATAAAATAGAACAATCATTTCGAATATAATAACAAAAAAAAAATAAATCTATATATGAAATGATAGGCATGAGCACGAATATGAATAATGTTTTAGCAGGCTCTTCTTTGGAATATGGAAATATTATAAAAATTGTATCAAGTGATACTACTTATGAAGGTAAATATTTTTTTCTAGATCGCATATATGATGATAAAATGATTCTTCTTTCAGATAAAGAAACAATCACTTTAGGTATTACAGATCAGGAATTGGATGATAAAACGATAGAAAGAATTATTGTTGTATACAAACCAAAAAAAGGTGGATATATTGTGCAAAATCGATTGTTCATAAGTCAAACGATTGAAATTGAATTTGAAGATATGAAAATAATAGGTAAAATTACAAATATTGATTACAAAAGTCAAATTATAGATGTAATAACAAAAGAAGGACCACTCTATATACCATTGCATAGAGGATTACCAAAAGATATTTTATCTATTAAAGCGATACACATCAAAGAAAAAATAGAAGAACCAGATGAACTTGAAATTGATGATGGTATATTAAATGTGATTGAAGAAGATGTAGAAGAAGATCAATATTATTATTCAATAGAACAACAAAAAAATGATTTCTTAGAAAACTTGTTGATGTATATACCAGCGAAAGAAAGAAGTCCTAAAAAAATGAAGGAACTGAATAAAATGATAAGAAGATATGTTGAACTTAGAACAAAATATACTACATTTACAGACGGTGTTTATATAAATCATTTACAATTGGAACAAATTTTTGCAAGTACTGTTGCATTAGAAAATAAATTATATGTGCCTGTTACAAAAGGAATACATGTTAAATTATCAAATACAGATGGTGATGGAGAGGGCGACGAAGTTATAAAAGAAAATTTCTTCAAAGAATCAAATGATGATTGGATGAAAGATTTCAGTGATTTGAAAGATAATGTACCATTTCAAAAAGTGACAGAATTAACAAATAATTTTGATAATCTTATTTATCATTCAAAAATAAATGCAAATCAAATGAAATACATACCACCATCTTATAATCTATCTTTAAATTCAACTATTGCATATATTATTGCAAAAACAGAATATCCCTTGATGCTGTCAAATCCTTTTGTAGTTGATTCTTTTATAGGGCATCCAAAATTTTTTATGGATTATGCAAAAGTAAATTTGAGTAGAAGTTTTCTTATGGAAAAATCAGTATTATCATTAACCCCATACTATCCATTTATTTATAGTATAGGTGAGGGTTCATTTTGCGATGATCATCGAGTTATTTATAAAAATCAAGAGGATACATTTGATAAATATATTAAAAAAATAATTCCATCCATGGATGAATTTATTCATTGTGCAAATAAACCATTTATTAATATGATTGATGTATTAAATGAAATGAATATATTAGAAATTAATGAACTTAATGAATCAAATTATTTATTAGTAAATGAAATGATCAAAAAAAATGTTCATAAAATAAAACAAAATTTTATCAAAACCAGACCATCTTATTTAACAAAAGGAAATAAAGATCGTATTGTTGAAAACCAGACAGTAATGGATGTATTTGCAGAATATGAAAATTTATCAAAAATACCTGATTTAAAACGTTACTATTCTACATCCGAAATTTTTAAAATGGCTGATATTGATTTATATAAATTGTTAACGTTCCAATATAGTATACGAAACTCTTCTTTGAATCAATCTACTGATGCAGAAATAGAAGCAATTATTGAAGAAATAAAACAAGAAAAAGAATCGCCATTAGAGAAACAAATACATAAACTTTATGAAACAAAAGAGGAAATGGATAGAGACAATTTCAAACAAATTATTATAAGAGACATTGAAACTGAACCAGGATCTGGGATTTATATGAGTGCTCTTCAAAAGCTTCATACGGCAATGGTTCAAAATGAAGCAACAAAAACAACTAAATCATTTGATCATTTTAAAGACCAAATCAATGGAATAATTGAGCTTGGAATGAAATTTACTACAAAAAGTGGAATATCTTTGGGTGCAATTAAACAAATTAAGGAATTTATTATACAAAACAAAATTGTAAAAGGAGACATTGCTCTATTAAATGGTAAAAAATATGAATGGGATAATGAGAAATGGGTTGATTATAAAGAATCTACGTCAACTAAAAAGTTGGTTACTGTAAAAGGAGAGATTGAAACAGAAATTGCACAAAAAGAAGAAATGTATAGTAAAAGAATTATGCAAATAGTACAAAACATAGAAAAGGATAAAGTAAAGGTAAAAGAATTGAGTGATTTTTATAATGAAGAAAATAAAAAATATTTGAAAATAATGCTTAAAACATTAGTTAAAAAAAATGTATTACAGGGATTGAAATATAATAATGAAAAATTATTATTAGAAAAAAAAGAAATTGGAGAGAAAAATGGTATTATTGAATCACCCCATGAACACACAAGAGACAAAATATTACAAGTTTATGAACTAGACATAAAATACAAAGCAATACAACTTTTTATTGAGAGATATTGTAAAAAAGGAAGTGATCCATATTGGTATTATTGCATTGATACGGGAGTAAAAATTATGCCATCGTTTTTCAATAAATTAGCGACGGCTTATTTAATTACAAATAATTATGAAAATGTATTAGAAGAAATATGTTTAGATCAAGGATCAATAAGTGATAGTGGAGATAAATGGGTTGATAAAAATAGTGGATATATTATCAAAAACATTGAATTTGATTATGATGAAGGATATACAGAATCCGGATTTAAAAATATTAGTCGTAGCGTAATCGACAAACCAGAGTTACCAGTAAGAGAAGAAGATCCGATTATGAATAGTATAAAAGCATTAATAAAATACGCTGGATTATCTGATATAGGAGATGATATAGAATGGATATATTCGCATGTTATACAATCCCATGAAAAAGCATTAAGAAATCTTAAAAAAACAAAAAGTGATACTCGTGTAAATGATGCATCATTATATGTTATTGGAATAATGAGCGTTGTTCTTGTCTATACTCAGACATTAGAAAAAATACCATTTATAAAATCATTTCCAAATTGTAAAGCATCATTTGGTGGTTATCCATTGACAGATGAAAAATCATTATCTGGAATTAAGTACTTTGCATGTATTGTAAACAGAATGGAAAAGCCTGATTTACCATTTAGTAGTGTGAGAAAAATAAAAGTAGAAGAATTAGAAAAATCAGTCTTTGATTTTATAACTCGTATTTTATTAACAAATGTTGAAATAGAAGAGAAATTGAGAGAAAGAAGACTACATGTAGTAGAAGAAGATATTTCGCGTTATACACCATGGACATTATTTTTACCAAGATTGAAGGCATTTAGACCGGTTACGTTTGAAGATATAGGACAATCAAATCATGATAAAATATATTATATTTCTTTTTTGATACAACATAAAATTAATCGTTTTGTCTCTAGACAACCTCCATTATTAATAAATCATAATCAACTTCCTCATTTAGTGAATACATGTTGTAATGAAGATAACGATACCTATCATTATTTTACTACAAAGGATCCAACTATTGTAGATGATCTTAAAGAAATTCATAGATTAACTGAATTAAATAAAACAAAAAGAGCATTAATGAATCATCCAATTATGTATTCTTATGTCAATACAAAAAAGGTAAGTATACCAATATCAAATGATTTAGAAGAAGTTACATTATTTACAGGTCTTATTAAATTGCTTAACTTCGATAATGCGAATCCAATACCAATTACATTAACTAAATTTGATATTGAAAAACCAACATATTATAATAAAAATGATGATATACAATTAAAAATAAGAAAACTAAAAGAACATGGTTATGAAATAACCGAAAAAATGTTATATGAGATGCTTCAAAATTCAGCTACAATAGTAAAGGATAAAGTAAAAGAAGAAATACCTCCTCCAGAAATTGATGATCCAATTATGGCATTTTTGGATACAAAAGAAATGAAAAATAAAACATATGAAATGATGGATGAAAAAAAATCAGTATGTGAATCATATGGAAAAGATTATGCTCTTGTTGTAAGTATGGATTTCAAGGATGATAAAAGAAGTTTTACTGTTCCAGTAGAGATTGAACATTTTACATATTTGTATCAAATATTATATAATAAAATACAGTCATTGATTAATTTTTCACAAATGGTTCTATCTAGAAAAAGTGTAGATCAATCTGTAACATGCAAACATTGGAAATTATCACAATATCATTATGGTGATATTCGAGATTTTGTAAATTCTTATTATAGTGGAATTCAGGGTTTTTTTGTAAATGAAGAATTATCAACAGCATTACAACGATTTCCACTAGACAAATATAAAGCAATGTTGAATATACCAATTAAAGATCCAGAAACAAAATATTTATTCTATCATTATATTTTTGTAAGTATATATGACTTGTATTTATCAAGTAAAAGCAAAGCAATTAAAGAATATTTAGACGCAGTGACTTCATTGTTCAAGAAAGAAAATAAAAATGCATTGGATTTTGATTTGAAAACAATTAAATATCAAATCAAATTATCTAAGAAAAATGAAGCAGAAATTAAAAAAACGTATTTCAGTAAATTAGGAAGTGATGAATTAGTATCTGAAAATACAATGAAAAATCTGAAATTAGGCAAATGGGGAATTGGTTTACAAAAAAGTATGTTTGAATATGATAAAGATACTTATTTGAAGGATAAACTTGCAGCAAAAGATGTAGTTCAATTAATTGGTGACCAAGATCAAGATGAATCAGAAAATATAGGAGCTGAACCTGAAATAGATGAATATGCAGCATTTATGCCAGAAGATGATGATTATGCTGAAGGATTTGATGGAGATGAAAATTATTAAAAAAATCTAATAATCATATATATGAATATTTTTAAATTATTAAATGTGGATATTAAATTTTTGATTATTGCACTTTACATTTGTTTATTTTTGATTATTGTCTATTTTAAACCATCCTTTGTGTATGATGAAAAAAATGATTGTTTTAGACAGTTTGGGGTTGGTTATAAAAATACAACATTTTTACCTTTATGGCTTTTGAGTATATTACTTGCAATTTTTTCTTATTTTATTGTTGTGTATATTGCACATATGGTATTTAATACTTTTTTTATTAAAGGCTAAATTCAACAGTGTTACAACTACTCAATAATACTGAATTTGTACTAATGAGAACACTTATACTTCCAATTAATATAAACCATATAAAATAACCAGCATCCTCTTTTAATTTAAGCATTTTATGTAATTGTTTCATTAATTCTAGTTTGTTAGGAACATCGGCTATACCTAAAAATGTCATTACACTTTCTAATGAGTTCCATCCAATTGCTTTACCTTCCTGATCCTCACGATAATCATTGATATCTATTTCATTTATAAATGAACCAATATTTGTGTATAAAACTGCAGTCGATTCTTGTAATGCTGGATTAAGCTTAGCAGTATCGCTGGGTGTTTTTGGTGGAAATAGACCAGCTATAGTTTCATTCATTCCAGCCATATTTGCAATAGCAGAACCAAATGTATTTGAAAATACTCGTAACCATCCTGGTATAAAAATTAAACAAAAACAAGTGATTCCAAATATAGTTATCCACGGAACAATGGTTGCTATTAATGCACTATTTACATTATACGCTCCACACACCTCTGGCAAATTTGTAATATATAAATTATTCACAAATTGTATTAATCCAGTAATAATAAGAAAAGCCCATATCCATGATGTGCCAGGAAATGGAAATTGATTTTTTACAATAAAAAAAAGTAAAGTAAAAGATATATAAGATACTAAGCTTGTTGGGCCAATATTTTGTTTCATATTATTTATACATTTATATTATATTTTTATTAAATAACTAATATTAAATGAATACAAACCCGCTTTTAGTAGAGCCAACTATAAAAAGTATAATGAACCTACAATTAAATAATTGTAAAAAGGATAAATTTTCAAAAAATTCTATGATTTTAAATGGATTTCTCTTTTTAGTATTTGTTGTCATTATAGGGGTAATATTATTTATTCAATATAAAGGTAAACAGAATGTTCAAGATCAAATAAATAGAGATAATAAAAAAAGAAATTATATATTATCTAAATTGCAAGTTCTTCAAAAAATGAAAGAAAGCCAATTTACAAATATTCCTATATATTAAATGGAAGTTTATGTTGATCAATTAAAAGAATTTTATGAATCTAAAAATAAAAGTAAAAAGAAAGGTGTTGAACCAGATCCTATTGAAAAAATACCTTATTCTTATAATAAAGATTATTTGAACACCATAGAAAAGAAAATTTTAGAAGAAAAAAATAGAATGATTTCATTAAAATACAATATTTTATACAGTCTTAATTATGATGATTCGCTTGAATCAATAGAAGAATTATATGATGAAATTGATGAAAAGATACAAAATTTAAAAGAAGAAAGAGACAAAATTAAAATTAAAATATTCCAGAAAGAAGAACGAAAAAAAAAAGAATTGAAACAAATAAATGATGAAATTGAAATATTGAAATTTAATTATAAGGAAATACCTGAAGATAGAAAAGAATTATATCTAGAAATACAATTAAAACGGGACAGGATTAATGAAATTCTAAATAAAAATCGATCTATCATAGTAAAGGAAAAAAATAAAAAGAGTATTTTTATTATTACAACAGATTATCAACCAATCAATGGTAATGAAATTGTCATAGAAAATTATGCAAATGAATCTGCATCAAATTCAAATGCGACATCAGGATCAGGATCAGCCATCAATTCTGTTTCGATTGAATCAGAAAATTTAGAATAATGATACTTATGAAATTAAATATCTTTATATAGTAATGTTCTTTAAATTTATTGATTTTAGAATTTTTTTAGTTAGTTTTGCAATAGGAGCATTATATATATATTTAACTGAAGAATATAAACAAAAAATTATAATACATCCCACTCCAGATAATTATGATCAATATCAGTTCAAAGATAAAACTGGGAATTGTTTTTCATATGAATTGAAAGAAATAAAATGTCCAAGTGATAAAAATTTAATTCAAAATATTCAAATTCAAAAATAAAACAAAATAAATGCTTATATTAATGAAAATTAAAACATTTATAGAAAGTAAAAGTGGCGTTTTTTTATTATCGGTTGTTTTAGGACTTGGTCTAGCATGTATATTTAAAATGAGTTGTGATAGTCAAAACTGCATTGTACAGTGTGCACCAGATTATAGCGAGAAAAAAATTATACGGTACAATGATAAGTGCTATGAGCCAAATGAACATATGGAAACATGTGATCCTACAAAAAAAATTATAGAACATATTTGATTAGATTAGTATAAAATAGTAAAAAGCAATAATTTACTATTTTATATGGAAAATACAACCAATATTAATGAACTTCCAATGGATACAACACCCCCAGAAAATCGTAATTTACCTGAAGGAGAATTAAATTCATCTGTAAATCGTATGATTGATCCAAATTCTAGACAAAACGAAGAACGACATGTTCGATTTCAAGAAGGCCCTTCCCATTCACAATTAAAAAAAAATTTTGAATTGAAAGATAGTCATAAAATTATTATATTAGCAACTATTCTATTTTTGTTATTTAGTGATCCAAAAGTAAAAGCATACATTATGAATATTTTAGAAGTTATTTTTGGTAAGTTTTTGAGAACTCAAACTGGAACAGGAACTACAAAAATTGGTTTAGCATTTTATGCAAGTGTTTTTGGAACGGCCCTTTTATTATGCGTATCCTTTATTGATTTAAGTGCATTCAAACTTGCGTTTTAATATTTTAATAATATAATGAATCCAAATATTGAGGAAATTATGAAAGAGGAAAAACTTGAAAAAAAAAGATTAAGAAAAAAAACACAAAAAAAATCAAAAATAGGATTTATATCTAGTAAAATACTTGATCATTTTGGAAAAGATGGATCTAGTCGATATAGTATAGGTCATTCATTTTATAAAAAAATTAATTTACCTAAAAATTTAATAAATGACAAAGAGGTTGTCATGAAAGCAATTGAGGTAGATGAAAAATACTTTCATGGTATATCAGATAAATTAAAAGATGATGAAGATGTTGGAGAAAAAATGATAAATATTAGTCCTCATTATTTTCAATTTTTGTCAGATAAATTAAGAGATAATAAGAAGCTTGCCATGAAAGCAGTAAAAGGTGATAATAATTTATACAATTTTATTTCTGACCGTTTAAAATTGGATACAGCTGTATTGAATTCAATAGATTTCAATTTTTTTTCATGTTGTGCATCAAGTGAATATGATAAAGAATTTACATTTAAAAAAAAAATAGACAGACCAACTTTTTTGAAATTATTCAATTATTTCAATAATAAATATAAGACATTACCCATAAATCTTCTTTTGAATGCACCTGATGATGTAAAAAATGACAAAGAGCTTGTTATAAAAATAATCAAATTGTCAAAATGTTCTTATAGAAATGCAGCACCACACTTAAAGAAAGATCCTGATGTAATTGATGCATTTATCAAAAATAAAACTTTCAAGAGTACAGATATAAATGAAATAGTAGATTATAATAAAGAAACTGCATTACATCTTGTAAAACTAAAACCATGGCTATATTCTCGATGTGTTTTTACTAATGATAAAGATGTAATTTTACAAGCGATGAAAACAAAACCATATATACACCGAAGTATTCTACCATATATTCCAGCACATATGAAAGAGGATAAAGATATTAAAGCTATATTGAATTCAAAGAGCATTGATCATTTTTCTAAAAAAAATAATGATGATAAATCTCTTATATTGAAATCTGTAAAAAAATATAATAAATTTGAATTTGTCTCAGATCGATTAAAAAAAGATAAATCTGTTGTAATGGCTGCGTTAACTAACCCCGCAAGGAAAAAACATAATCCAACAGATTTATTACAATTCACTACAGATAAATTAAGAAGTGATAAAGATGTCGTCTTGCAAGCATTAGAAAATAGATTGGCTTGTAAAAAATTATTATTAAAAGATAAATTTGTAGGATCAAGAAAAAAATGTAAAAAATGTAGAGGGTGCAGTTTTTTATGAAGATTTACATTCATTCGAATAGTTTGAATATTTTGTCATAATAAATGCACTCACTCCATAAAATGTTAAAATAATAGACAAATAGCTAACTAAAAAACAAATTTCTACTCGAGTTTTTGGTATCAGTATAGATTCACAATGACAAATGTCTGTATTTTTATCAAAATCATATTTACTATCATAATCAGATTGATTATCAGAATCAGCGTCTGTTTCATTTTCACACTGAAGTTGACTCTCTTCTTCAATGTATGGTGCCAATTCTTTATTTAACTTGCGTCTCATATATCTCTTTGCTCTTGAACTGTAACCATATTTTTGAGAATAATCCACTTCCCTCAAAATAAAATCTTCCATCAAATGAAAGAGTCCACAATCCATTTTATTATATACAATTAATCTTTTATATTCTTTTTGGTGTTGAACTTTCTTTTTCGTTTTTGATTTCTAGTTCTAGTTTTATTCATTTTTTTTTTCATATTTGTTTTTTGTGGTATAAATCTAAAAAAGTAATCATTGTAAATTTTTTTAGAATGATTTTTTTTATATAATTTGTATGCATTATCTCTTTCTCTTCTTAAATCTTCAAAACTTGGTTGATTACCAATACATGGCATCGAAAATCTTTTTGTAATTTTACTACTATCTATATGTTGCAATAAATAACAGTACACCAACAAATTATTTATATTTAAATTTGGCGGCTGAATAAATGACAACGCATAATAAATCATTAGCATCGTATCAATATTTGCAATTTTTATAAGTTGTCCATTTTCTTTTATTTCATTATAAGATTGGCAAGAATTTGTAATAAACACATACAACAGTGATTCTGATTCTAATTCTGATTCTTCTACTTTAAATTTAAACTCATAAAAATTATGTATAAATTTATTAGAATAAGATTGAATAGTATATTTGTACCCCTCCGAATTTAATGATTGTTTTATTTCTTCTAATGATTCTGCCAATACAAAAATATTTGAATTTGATTTATTATATTTTGCAGGAAATTTAAAATATTTCATTGCATATTCGCCTAATATAACCCATTTTTTACATAATTCAGTAAGTTTATTATAATGCGGATATTTCACTTGTGTTTTTATTATATTTTTATTATAAATAAATGGATGATATTTATTCAAAAGATCCAAACGCTGATATATTTTGGTCCATCTTGTTACATCTCCGAGTGGTCTAGATAATTCTAAATGAATATTCATCCTTAAATAATTCGGTGAAGCATAATAAATATTATTTATCTTCAATGATGATTGCTTTATTTTATCAAATAATTCCGATTCAATAGTAGTAAAGTCTACAATGGGAATAAAATTTACAAATATTTTGTATGTTCCTTTAAAGATTGCAGATTTAACCTCTATATTTTCATAATCATTTCTTAATAGTTGAGATAATTTTTTTGCATGAGTGATTCCATCTTTTGTAAAACAGTCATAATCTGGTATATCTATTTCATCATAAAACCGTTCTGATTTTTTTGGTATAATATTATTAATAGCCATTCCACCATAACAAATTAGTTCATTTTTTGATATATAATCATTTATTATATTGAATAATTCAGGTTTTGTATAAGTTTTACGTTTTATTTTTTTCTGAAATTGTAAATTTTCATTTATAGCAATCTGTAATTCTTCCATCAAGATAATATATAATTATATATTCTATTGATTATTTTGTTTGAATTGGTCTACATTGCTTGATAGGACTTTCTGTTCCTCCTGGGTTATATTGAGGAAGTGCACATAATGCTGCAATTGTATTGCCTTTATCCAAAAACGCACAATTTGAAAAAAAATCTGTGCCATTGTATAATGCTAAAAACCCATCATAATATTGAAAATTCATACCAATAAATGAAATATTATTAAGTATTCCACTGGTTACAAAATCATAATTCGCTTTATTTTGTTGTAAATCTGGATATAATATGGTCAAATTATTAGAAACATCTGTAGTGGATACATCTGCCAATAATTTTGTTTCTCTGTATATATGATTCACGGTTTTAAACATCATCATTGAAGTAAACTGCAATAATCTACTATTTTCAAATGCATTGGTGTCTCCTTGAGATGGATCTACAATAATAACTACCTGATTGTTTAATCTTGAAAGTGGTGTATAATCCAAAGTTTTAGCTTCCGTCATATAAATTCTATTACCTGTTTTAGAAGAATAACCGAATACTTCATTCAATGATTGTGCCATCATATCATATATTGGTGCATTTTTGCTATACAATCTAAAGATCAAAAATAGTGGATCTGTTCTGTTTTTATTTTCATAATCATCTATAAAATACTGTTTTATAGCAAGTAATGTTTCATAAAATGTAAGATGATTGTATATTTCTTTATATTGAGTACTTTCAATAAAAGATGCAGAAATAATTGGTTTATTTTTTAATGAATAAACCTGAAAATCTAGTGCTCTTACACCATAGTATGCACAATTTTTCAATGCACATTTATCAACATAGTCGTTTTTAAAATTACCAACACAACAGCAATTGTGTGCAGTTTTAATAAAAAAATTGTTCAATGGTTTAGTTGTATCTATAGTAGAAGAATTCGAAATATCAATAATAGATCTAACAGTATTATTTGATTTATTACTTAATTTAGCACAATTTGTAGTTTTTAAATTTAATTGAATAGAAATATATCCCAATGTAAGTATAATAATAAGAACCACAGCAATTATCATAATATATGTTTTATTAGACAACACATCTGAATTTAGAACTTTAACTGCGAAAGCAGAAGCTGCCATTATATTAAATATATATATATTAATATAGAAAAAAAGTATTGTTATAAATTAATGCCTGGTGGATTATTAAATATTATTTCATATGGAAGCCAGAATATTATATTAAATGGTAATCCAAGTAAAACATTTTTTAAATGTGTATATTCAAAATATACAAATTTTGGTTTACAAAATATTCGTATAGATTTTAATGGTCAACGAATGTTAAAACTAAATGAATCATCTACATTTACATTTAAAATTCCTAGAAATGCTGAACTATTATTAGATACATATCTTGTATTCAATCTACCAGATATATGGAGTCCAATAAAACCCCCATTATTTGTAGGAGATGTATGGAAACCTTATGAGTTTCAATGGATTGAAGATATAGGAACAAATATTATTGAAAATGTTCAACTTTCGATAGGTGGTCAATTAATACAACAGTTTAGCGGAGATTATATAAAAAATTCAATGGAAAGAGATTTTACAGAATCAAAAAAAAAACAATTTTATAAAATGACTGGAAATACAGTTGAATTAAATAATCCATCTATTGCATATAATCGTTTTGATAAATATCCAAATTCTTATTATAAACCAAATTTAACCGTCAGTTCTGAACCATCTATTCGTGGACGTAAAATTTATGTTCCATTACCATTTTGGTTCAGTCATTCGTCAAAATTAGCACTACCCTTAGTTGGAATTCAGTATAGTGAAATACAAATTAATATTACTTTAAGACCAATTTGCGAATTATTTGTAATAAATGATGTTACTAAAACAGGAAGAGAATTTACTAAAGATAAAATTAAACCAAATTTTACTTTACAAGATAATGCAATGTATCGATTTTTAATTCAACCTACAGATACATCATTAGCTCCAGAAACATATATTGATAAACCAATAAATTGGGATGCAGATATTAATTTATTAGCTACATTCTGTTTTTTAACAGGAGATGAAGCAAAGGTATTTGCATTAAATGAACAAAAATATTTAATAAAAGATATTAGAGAAACAAAATATTTGAATACTACAGGAACACAACGTATCAAGGTTGATTCAAATGCATTAGTATCAAGTTGGATGTTTTATTTCAAAAGAAGTGATGTTGCTTTAAGAAACCAATGGTCAAATTATTCTAATTGGTTATATAATAATGTATTGCCATATGATGTATTTCCTGCACCAACTACAAGTAATATAACATATAATCAACAAGCAATCGGTCCTGCATACAATTACAAAGATACACTTGGTAATAGAGTTGGTAGTAAGATTTTTATTACACCTGAATTAAATCCAGATAATTTGAAGGATATATTAACTCGTTTATCTATTATTTTTGATGGTCAATTTAGAGAAACTGATTTAGATTCAGGCGTTTATAATTATGTTACAAAATACAAAATGTCAATGGGATCCTCTAATGATGGATTATATTCATATAATTTTACATTGAATACTAGTGATAATATACAACCACATGGTGCAATTAATTTAAGTAAATTTAAAACAATTGAAATAGAATTGTCTACTATTATCCCACCATTTGATACTACATCCATTACTCAAACTGTATGTGATTCTGCTGGAAATTTAATTGGAATTAAAGATAATCAAAAATTGTATTCACATACATTTGATTTATTTTTCATAGAAGAAAGATATAATATATTACGAGTGATAGGGGGAAGCGCAGGGTTGGTTTATGCAAGATAAACATGGACATTCATTGGATACAAAATTATTTGGATAATAATCTTCACCTCTTCCATATTCAAATGCTTCCATATTAAGGTCCAATACAGATTTTGCTAAACATGCTCCTATTATAATAAGTAAAAGTATAATTACTATTTTCATTATAAAATATTATTATATAATAATTAATGGCAAATAGTGAAGGTGATGTTTCTGTATTAAAACAAACAAATACAGGTAAAGAATATACAAAAAGTTTTGAGATTTATTCAGTGTTGTTTCATGATTTATTTTTTAATTTATTACAGGTTGGTATAACTTTATTATTATTTGCTGGAATTATTTCATTATCAAAAAAAGATTCAGAAGAATTATATCCAACCAATTTACATAATGCATTTTATGGAAATGGTGATTGTGATTTAGGAAATTTGACTGGAGGAGAAACAACCTTTTGTGGTTCAGATTTTCAAGTAAATGGAAAATCAGATGACCCTAGTTTTTTTGCAACAAAACTAGCAGGTTATGCTAAAAAGGGAGGATATGCAACATCAGATATGTTTAGTACATTATTATTGTGGTTCACCTATTTAGCATTTTCATGTGAACATTTTACACAAGGAATGTTGAAATCAATGAATAATTTGGGAAAAGGATTAGATTCCACAAATCCCTTCATAAAATTCATTATTATAGTGAGTACCATTTCTTTAATAAATAATATAAATGTAAACACAATAAATCCGTTTTTGACAAGATTGCTCAATATCTTCAACATTAGAAATAAAATTAAAAAAAATACTCAAAACTTTATTCTGGAAATGTTCAATAATGTAGTTATCAATGTTTGTTCTATACTTCTTTTATTATTTTTATTTTTTATAGTACCTCTCACAGTTTATTATATTGTTGCTTTATGTAAATCATTAATCGAAAATTTATCTACTCAAATGAATGTTATGTCTGTATTTGCAATCTTTTTATCTACCAATACATTGGTTCTTTTTGTACAATTTATGTTGAGTCAGTTTGGTTCTGATAAAATTCGCCAACAAACACAAGGTAAAACAGGTGAAGCTGCTGCATCAGCAGTTTTAAATGCAGGTATTCAAGACAGAAATAAATTTAATGCATTTATAACATCATATTGTTTATTTTTTATTGTTCCTATTATAGTATCCTTTTCTCAATTATTCAAATTAGTTCAAAAATTAGTTTCCCATATGAATCTATTCAATTTAGGAATAGTCTATAATATTATTTTCATGACTATAATATTAATTAGTTTTTACTATACAATTCAAAATGATTTAGATAAAACGTTCAAATTTCCTTATTCCATTTTTTATGCGATCATTGCTGCACTTGCTATAGGATGGTATGCAAAACAAAATAAAAACGAACTTACCGAAGAATTTGAAAAGAAATCAACAAAATAATGAATAAATGTAATAATGAATAAATGTCATAAAATGACATAAATATAATAATATAGAACAATGAATGGGAAAAAAAAAAGAATCAAAAGAATCAAAAAAATTAAAATTGCCTCGAGTAAGTATATGTACTCCAACTTTTAATAGACGTCCATTTTTTAAAGGTCTTATTGAAAGTATAATGGCTCAAAATTATCCTAAAGATAAAATAGAATGGATTATCGTAGATGATGGTACAGACAAAATTGGTGATTTAGTAACTGATATACATTTTGTAAAATATTTTTATACCGAAAAAATGCCTCTTGGAAAAAAACGAAATTTTATGCATGATAATTGTTCATTTAAAAATGATGATGATATTGTTATTTATTTTGATGATGATGATTATTATCCAAAAGAAAGAATATCACATGCAGTAGAAAAATTAACTGGGTCGAATGCATTATGTGCAGGTTCAAGTGAAATATATATATGGTTCAATACCTTAAGTAAAATGTATCGGTTTGGTCCTTATGGCCCGAATCATGCAACTGCAGGAACGTTTGCATTTAAAAGAGAATTATTGAAACAAACAAGTTATGAGAATGATGCTCTTTTAGCAGAAGAAAAACATTTTTTAAAAAATTATACTATTCCATTTATACAATTAGATCCATTAAAAACAATATTGGTTATTTCTCATGAACAAAACACATTTGATAAAAGACGCCTTATAAGTCCAGATAATAAACAGTGCAATGAATCTAGTCTCAAACCACACAACTTTATTAAAAATAAAGATCTATTTGATTTTTATATTGAACATGTTCCACAATTATTACTATCCTATGATGCAGGAAATGTAAATAATAAACCTGAAGTATTAGCAGAAATAAAGAGAAGAGACAAAGAGAGAGAACAAATGCAAATGCAGGCACAATCACAGGGTCAGCCACAAGTAACTATAAAAAATCCTGATGGATCAACCCGCGTTTTACAAACACATGAAATTATTCAAGCTCTTCAAAATGTAACAAATGAATTAATGGAAAGTAAAAAACAAAATGAACTATTACAAAATAAAATAAATTTAATGGAACAAATGATTCGTCGTAATAATTTACAAAAATTTTTTGAATGAAAATATTACAAAAATCATCAGGATATGTGATTTATAATTCGGTTTCAATTTGAAAATATGTACATGCTCTTTTGTGTTCACTTGCACTAACTAATGGTTTATTATTTTTTAATTCATAATATAATTGTTTTTTTGAAATATTCAACCGATTACATAAAGTTATAATAAAAGAGTTGTTATTATATTCGTTACTATATTTTGTTAGTACTTTTGTAAATCTGTAATCTATATTTTTTTTAGTATATATTGGATAATTATTATACATTGAATAATTGTATAATATTTTAATATAATAGGTCATTTCATTAAATATCCATAATTGTTTTTGAAAACTTATTCTATCAAAATAATCTCCTGCACATAAATTTTTTAAAATTTTATAATAAAATGGTATATCCTGTTTTTTGATAATATCAATTAGATTTTCATGAAATAATAAAGATTGTGTTGCTTTTTCATTTTCAATAATGAAATCATTCCTAAATTCTTTATTCATTATTTTTTTAATACTATTTTGAATATTTTTTTCATAATTATTATATATAAGTGGTTTATATAGTGTCTCCATTTTGATAACGTTACATAATTTGATAAGCTCTTTTATTTTTTTATCATAATAATTTGTTCCACAAAAGATAATTGTATAATTTCTTTTGATACTTTTTTTTTCCTCATATTTAAAATGTTTAATAAATGCATTTAATATTTTTTTTTCATTGATTTGAATATAATCAATATCATCTATAATAATAATTGTTTTTGTAATATTTTTTGTCATTACTTGTACAATAGATGGATTTGTATAAGACATTACTTCTTCATATGTATTAATTTCATTGAGTGAAAAATAATGATAGGGAAGATTTATATTTTTCAATAATTCTGTTTTACCTGTTCCTGAACGCCCATATATATAAATTGGCTTATTCAATTTAATATATTTTAATAAAATTGTATCCATATTCATAATTGAATTTTCCATTTATTAAATAAGTATTAATTATTTATACTTATTTAACTTATTTAACATTACAAATTTATGCATAACATAAAGTATCATTGTTTGTAATACCATCCCATTTGACTTTACAATCGTTTGCCCACAATTTTTTGGCACACATTCCACTTGCAAAATTTGTCCCTTCATATGTATATTGCTGTTTACTAAAATCTTGAACATTGCAACTTACATCAGGGTCCTCTTCAACATTTAAATATGCTGGAGCAGTACATGTAGTCCCAGATAAAGTATAATGATCAGGGCAATCTGCAATAGATGGTGGATAGGCTTGATCCTTTCCTGATATTGCCATAAAATACCCGACAAGTGCCAATGTAAGAATTAAGAATACTAATGTCCCAATAAGCAATTTCATATAAAAATTCATTTATATTAAAAAAATATATTATTATAATAAATGGCTGAAGTAAATGGGCGTATTGATCTTATGAATTCGGGAACACCTCTTTTTTTACAAGATCAAATTAAACTTGATGATAAAACAAATTATTATAATACAATTAAGTATTCTTTAGAACCATCTTCGCTTTCTAAAGCATTTTTATCTTATGAAAATAGAAAAATTATACAAAATGGAATCAAAGCAGGAGTATATAAAGTCTCTAATAATCAATATATCATAGATAAACAAGATGAAGATGTCCTAAATTCAATCATGACTGGAATTTATTTACAATATTCTTTAAATAGACCAGAAAATATTACAAAACAAATTGAAGATTTAAACAGAATGGTAATAGACTATTGTGTTCCTAAAGTTTATGGAGAAGTAAAAGGATACATGCAATATAAATTTGATGCTTCTACTTTAGTTGTTCCATTATCAAATCCATTGAATACATATAATAGTAAAGAACTTGTATTAAATAATTTTTTCTAAATCATTCAATTCATTGATCCAAGATTCCTCAATCGGCGTTTTCTTTATTACATCCAATTCTTTTTGTTTTGTGTGATATTGTTTTTTTAGTGTCTCTACATTTTCTATAGATACACTATCCATTGCCATTTTGATTAAATAATTAAAGCTATCCTCTATTTTTACATAGTGAAAATTTTCTAAAATAGTATAAATTTGTTCTGTTGTCTTTTTTCTTAAATCAATTGTATCTTCTAATACCTGTTGAATATATTTATATTTATTCTCTAAAAGAACCAACTCTTTTTCTAAAACTTGAATAATATGTTGCTTTCTTGTTTCATAATATCCAATCCTTTTTGCAATGAAATCGTCTATGATTTCATGCGGTTTTGTGTAATGAGTTAATTTTTCTTTTTCATTAAACAGATTCATATTTGAAATAGATAAGGTTGATGTTAACTTCAATGTTTTTTCAATATCTTCGGTTGCATTGATTACAATTTGAATGTTTACATTTTTATCTGTAGACAAATCCTTGTAATCTTTAATTGTACCATCTTCTACCAACTTTTCTAAAAAGATAATATAATCTTCATTCCAAGTTCCAATAGGTAATTCTGTGATATCAATCTTATTTTTATTTTCTTTGAATATTCCCTTTGTAATAAATCGGGATTCATTTTCTTGTTGAATTGTTCCTTTGAATCCCTTGTAATATGGGATCAAATCACGATTAGGTTCTTTATGTTGAATCACGTCGCGAATATATTGAATCAGATCTTTGGGATTAAAACAAGGAATTTTTGTACTAAATCCTGTGCCTATTCCTTCAGCACCATTTACTAAAACCATAGGTATAATTGGAACATAAAAGATTGGTTCTACTGGAGTTCCATCATCATCTAAATACTTAAGAATTGCATCATCTGCTTTTTTGAATAAGAATCGAGTAATTGTATTCAGCTTTGTAAATATATATCTCTCTGATGCACTATCTTTACCACCCTGAAGTCTTGTTCCAAACTGACCATTTGGCATCAAAAGATTAATATTATTCGATCCAACGAAATCTTGTGCCATATGAACAATTGCTCCATTCAGACTTGCTTCTCCGTGATGATATCCTGAATGCTCTGAAACATATCCACTAAACTGTGCAACTTTGATTTCATTCGCAAGATTCTTTTCAAATGCAGAAAACAAAATCTTTCGTTGAGATACTTTTAATCCATCCATTAAATTTGGAATAGAACGATCACAATCATATTTAGAGAAATGTATAATTTCTTTATGAATAAAGTTACCCAATGTAATTTGTGTTAAACTTGTATCTAAATGTACATCACGATCATAATTTGTCAACCATTCTTTTCGTAATTCTGCCTTCTTTTTATTGAACAACATATCCATATCTTCTGTATCTTTCTCTCCAACTTCTATCTCTACAATCTTTTTATGTTCAAAATATTCTCGAAATTCTTTACCTGTACTTGTTCCTAATCCTTTGTAATATTTTACCTTCCAACCATCATGAGATGTTGATTGCTTCCATGCTTCATACTCATTATCATTATAAAAGGACAAAGATTTTATACCTTTAGTTGCCTTCAAGATAGGCGTGTTCATAAAACCAATAAATCCAGGAATTTTTAGTAAAGATGGCCATAAACATTCAAACATATTGATACCCAATCCTTTGATATGACTACCATCTAAATCTTGATCAGTCATAAATAATACTTTACCATAACGTAGCTCTTCTATATCTTTATATGTCTTTCCTGTCTCTAAACCAAGAATCTTTTTGATTTCTGCAATCTCTTTATTTTCATTAATCTTTTTAAGTACCTCACCTCGTACATTTAAAAGTTTTCCTTTCATTGGATAAATACCATAAATATTACGATCATTTGCAGCTAAACCAGAAACAATACCAGATTTTGCTGAATCTCCTTCGCACAAGATAAGGACACATTCACATGATTTCTTTGTTCCTGCATAATTTGCATCAATTAGCTTTGGAATTCCTCGAATTGTTTTTGTTTTTGCTCCATCTGTCTTTTTTGATTCTTTCTTTTCTTTCACTTCACTTAATTCACATGAAGTGTTTAATACACCAAGTGCCGCCAACTTCTCAATGAACTTATCACTTACCGTACAGGATGATCCAAACTTGGATGAGGGTGTATTCAAATAATCTTTTGTTTGACTATCAAACGATGGATTTACAATCGTGCTATTCAAGAATATAGTAATTTGTTCTTTAATAATAGATGGTTTCACTTCTACTTTTTTCTTTTTCAAAATATATGCCACCATTTTCTTTGTAATTTGTTGCATAATATAATCAACATGTTTGCCTCCCTTACTTGTAAAGATCCCATTTACAAATGATATTTGTTTGAACTCATCACTTAAACATACACTATAAGACCAACAATCTTGTGTCTCAGATACCTTGTCCTCATCATTAAATAGCTGAATATATTGATTGAAATCTTTTACTGGAAGTTGTTCTTCATTATATTTTACCTTTACATCCTTTGTTGTAATACCTGCAATATCATAAACTCGTCGTTGAAATAGTTTCAACATATCATCACTTAATCCTTCTAGTCCAAGTCTTTTGTAATCTGGAATAAAAGATACACGAGTATAGGGCTTATTTTTACAAGAGGTAATTTTGGGTTTATGAATAATATCTAGATTATTTTCAAACACCTGATGATACTTTAGCTTACGCTTTGCATCAACTGTCTCTATCTCTCCCCATGTTGACCAAATGAGGACAAGTTTGAATCCAAACCCATTCTTACCGCCTGTTGTTTTTTGTTCATCCTTATTATAATTTGTGGATGTTCTTAGATGTCCAAAAATCATTTCTGGAATCCAAATTTTATAAGTTGGATGTTCTTCTACATCAATACCATCACCATTATTTGTCATTGTAATTTTATTATTACTAATTTCAATATGAATAGATGTAACTACATCGGTCGAATCGTCAACCAATTTCTTTTGTTCAGTACGAACACGATGATCACGACAATTTGTAATTCCTTCATCAAATAATTTGTATAATGCAGGATTATAATCAATATCTTTTTGAATAATTTTTGAATCATAAATATACATTGGTCCACTAACATTTTCAATAGATCCAATATATGTATCTGGATTATCTAAAATGTGTTCTTTATCCGTTTTCTGTTGATACTTTTCATCTAGAGATATAGTTCCAGATGATTTTAAAGCCATTTTACTATAATACTAGTGATAATAATTAAATCAATTTTATAATACATTTTATATATATTATATATGAGTCGAAAGTTATCATTATGTTTACCAAATTGTAAGCCTGTGTATAATTTACAACAAAATGGTGTATCAAGAAAAACTCTTATTTCACAAATCATTCAGGTAGGAAAGCCCGTAAATTATGCAAATTCGAATACTGCAAATATTTATACAACTATATTATCTGCAGACTACGAGTCAAATCGAAAATTATTATTTATACTAAAATATAAATTATACAAAAAATATTTAAATCAGGTTATATCTTGTGGTAAATATAATTCTCATGAAATATTAGCAAATGTTGAAAAAATAATATCAGATTTAACTACAGAAGAATATAATTTTGTCTTTGAAATTGTTACAAAGGTAGATATAAGTGTAAATGATGTTCAGCGTGATATTGATCATACATATTATGTTACTGTAGATGCAAATAATCAATTTTTTTTGATTAAAAATTATAATGGGGAATATATTCGTCCATACTATTCATATAAATTTAATTTGGAACATCCAAGTAATTTGAATACACGTTTTTCTATATCTCGTACAAAAAATTCAATAAGTATTGATGGGCTTGTATATAGTGGAGTTCCTGGGACACCTGGTGCATATGTAATATTTAATGCACCCCTTAATATGTCTTATCTTATATATATTTTCAATTCTTTATCATCAGACCCTTATAGCTGGGGTTATGGACAACCATTTTTACCAATATTACAAATTAATCAACCCATCTATGTATTTTCATCTTATATTCCTATTGCAACACAACAAACAAGCGAATTATCTATTTATTATAATGATTCTGTAAGATTTTTTATTCAAACATTAGGTATAAAATTTTTTACAACATCTAGTGTAAATTACAATTATTTATTTTATTATGGTACCTATTATTTACAAGTTCCAAAAATTTATTCTATTGCTTTATTGAATAAAGGACAAGAAACAAGTATCCAATACAAGGGTGATATAAACAAAACAATTACATCTACTATTTATGGAACAACAAATGACGGAACTTACAATTTTTATTATGATACTGTAATTATAAGTATATATGAAGAATTCACTCCAATTAGCATGTATTCTCAATTATATGGTTATTTAGGTGCAACAAATGCAATAAATTTTCATATTGATGCTATTTCTTCAGCTAAACCAGAGATTAGATATGACCATCCTATAGATGAAAATAATATAGAGACGGTATATGGTCAAACAAAAGTATATATTGATTTTTCAAATAATATAATGACCTTAAATAATAATGTAACCAATAGTAATACCCCCACAGTATATGGTGTTTACAATGGAACATATATTTTCTATACGAACGAATATATCGCATTTTTGAATAAGGGTAAAGAAGATATATTTATTGTCTCTGGAGTAAATCGTATAAGAGGTCCTGGACCAGATGGAAATACAAATTATGATTTTTATTCTGGAATAATACACGTCAAAATAGTTGGAAACTTCAATAAATTGTCAATATATACTTTTAAAAAAGGATATTGTAATGGTAGATATATGTTAAATTATAATAAACGATATAATAATTACTTACCACATTCATATGCATTTACAAATATAAGTATTACGGATTTGAATGATCCGATACCTATTACATATACTAATTCGATACAATTGAATTCTACAACGCGTGATTTTGCAGATACTATATTAGTTGTAAATGGAACTACGAGTGGTAATCCAATTAATAGCTACAATGTTATTCAAAATGATAATTTAGGCAATATTGTATTTACTCAATTGACAAATAGTGATGTAGATTCATCTGGAAATCTTATTCCTAGTCGTATATCAAATAATAAAATACCTTATAGTTCAACAACACAATATACCATGACAAATGGAACGTATGTATTCTTTAACATGTCTGATTATTATATAACATTTATGACTAAAAATAAGAGTGTTACATCAAATGGAAAGAATGTTGGTGTATATTATTTTATCGGTACTGCACCAAATGGAGATGAATATATATTCAATAAAAGTGATAAAACATCAATTGCATTGTTAAAACCAATTATTGTAAAAGTTACTGGTAATTTTGGTTATTTAAGTATATCAACTCCAAATGGTTATAATGGTGGACAAAATTTAATTACGTATTCAAGATAATTATCTTATTATTAATTATTATTTTATTTAGTTATTTTATATGAAAACATTTGGATCTAGAGCAGAAGTTTTTCATGGAACAGCCAAAAAAACATCGGGTGGTTTAGAAAAAAAGGATTTATTACAAAATAAACATGGTGAAATTGTTTCGCGTAAAAAACATAACACTGCCAAAAAAGAAAAACGTTTAGAAAAATATGGATTCTTTACTCAAAAGGGTAAGTTTGGATATGTAAAACGTGATGGCAAATCTAAACGTAAAACTAAATCTAAGTCTAGAAAATAAATCTAATAATGTAAAATTCTAGATCACCCATAAATATTTCATTTAGAATACATATTATTTTTTATATAAAGATAATAAAAAATAATATATTAATGAATCCGAACGAAGTTTTGAAATTGAATGATATGATTAAAGAAGGAGATTGTGTTGATAATACAGAGACAATTCGACAATTAAAACATAGTTCTTTAATTACACAAAATTTGAACAATATTTTACATATTAAAAAAAAATATCCTGATGTAGATTTGAAAACTCTTGATGATGAATGTTTAAAAGAATCTCGATTTTTATTTGATAATTATACTAGCATTTATAATAAATTACTTAGAGATCAGATTGATTTGAAAGTATTTTATAAATTTTTGTTTTATTTAAAAAAAATAGAAGATGGTGAATTAACATTTTATCAGGCATCTTATGAGATTGGTATGTTATTAAAAAATATGTATGTTGATCCGATTATTGATAAGGAAAAGGAAATGAAAAAAGGTAGAAATATTGACTGGAACGAATATAAGAAAATTAATGCACAAATAAAATGATTAATTACTTTGATAATATGTTATATTGGATGGAGTTGTAATTTTATTAAATTTATCTAGTCCAGAAGAAGTTTTGATTGATGTGTTCGAAATACAGAATTGTTTTTTATTATTACCAATAGAAACTGGTGTGTCTAATGAATCTGAACATGTTCCCCCTTCTTCTATAGTTTCTACATACCCCCGATTATCAATGCTATTTGAATATGCACACAATGCATATTTACCCATAACACCTAATGGAACACCATTCACAATGGGACATTGGACGCATTCTGATTCTAAACCTCCATTTGCATGAACATAATATTTAGGACATTTAGCCATATTCATAGTCTTAGAATTAGCTGTATTAGTTTTATTATTACTTATATCATAAGTTTTATTATTACTTATATCGTTATTACTTGTATTATTACTTATATCGTTATTACTTGTATTATTACTTATATCGTTATTACTTGTATCTGTCATATATTCATATCGTATATTCAATAGATTATTCAACCATATAATAATTCCACTAAATATTAATGCATGAATTATTGCAATTACATATTTATTACCTTTTATTTTTATTAAAATTCCTGGAGTTAACAAATAAAATAATATAATGAATAAAAGTAAAAGTACGATTATGTTCATTATATTTAAATTATACTTTAATTTGTTACATAATATGTTGCTCCAACACCGCCTGTTTTTATACTATCAAAAAATGGATCAGCAACAGTATTTACAACAGTGTTACCATTGACCGATTGTAATGGGGGATCTGCTAAACATGCAAGTATATTCGTATTTTCTAATACACGGGTTGGTACATCATATTTTGATCCACATTGAGGTGGATTTTTCTGTGTACCTACGATTACATTACCATTTTTATCATACGCATTTGCATATCCACAAAACTGGTCTAATAGATACATACACGGCCTGTCGGCTGCATTCATCTTTGAAATAGCATTTAAATCAACTTGTGCATTTTGTCCATATGTTCCTGGAGCATCATATATTAAATATGGAAATGATCGAAGAGGATTATTATTAATTTTTGGACATCTTACGGCTGTTTTTCCATCCTTTCTATAAACGGTATTATTTGGACTTTGACCTGTTGACGCAATTGTTCTTGGTGCACATCCAGTCCATTCACCTAATCCATTATCAGGTGTTCCGTCTGCTTTACCCCATGGCCAAACTGAGTTTCTAAAACTGGTTTTTTCTACACAACTCGGAACCTCAGGACATAAAGACTCTTTTGTTGTGAATATGTTTTGTATCAAAATTATAATTACACTAAATAATGCAGCATGTGTTAATGCAATCACATATTTATTACCTTTTATATTTATTAAAATACCAGGAGTCAAACAATAAAATACTATAATTACTATTAAAATTACTATAATTTGTATATCCATTATATTAACATCATATAAAAATATAATAAATAGAATAGAATGGGTCTTACCGAGAATCTGGTTATAGTTGAATCCCCTTCAAAATGTAAAATAATTGAAGGTTATTTAGGTGATAAATATAAAGTTATTGCTACGTGTGGACATTTTCGTGCATTGAATGATTTGTCTCAAATTATTTTGGATGGACAATTTGAAATAAAATATTCTGTTACTAAACCTAAAATATTAAAAATGTTAAAAGAAGAAATTTTAATGTCTAAACGCATTATATTAGCAACTGACAATGATCGTGAAGGGGAATCTATTGCATGGCATATTTGTGATGCATGTAAACTTCCTTTGACAACTCCTCGTATCATATTTCATGAAATTACGCGTAATGCATTACAACAAGCCATTTTGTCTCCATCTATTATTGATATGAATAAAGTAAATAGTCAAAAATCTAGACAAATATTAGATTTATATATTGGATTTACTATATCTCCTATTTTATGGAAATATATTCAACATAAATTAAGTGCTGGAAGATGTCAAACACCTGCATTGAAAATGTTGTATGAAAGAGAAGAAATGATAAAAAATCAATCCTATGAGACAAAATACAAAGTAAGTGGTATTTTTCATGATATTGAATTTAAACTTGTAGGAAATATTAATAAAGAAGATGTTGTACCCTTTTTAGAAGCATGTGAAAATAAATTTTATATTGTTGAAAAAAAAGAATCATCTCAAGTTACTTATTCACCACCATCTATTTTAATTACATCTACTTTACAACAACGTGCAAGTAATATAGGTCTAAGTCCAAAACAAACAATGATGTGTGCACAAACTTTATACGAACATGGACTAATCACCTATATGAGAACGGATACAGCTGCATACAGCACATCTTTTATAGATCAAATAAATAAACAAATTTGTCTCCAATATGGTAAAGAATATATTGGCGAGCCCTGTTCTAATGTAGATACACATGAAGGAATTCGTGTTACAGATATCAAAATAAATACTGTGGATTTTGATGCAAATATAAATAAATTATATAATTTTATATACAAACATACATTTCAATCATGTATGTCAAGAGCAGTATATATACAAACTCCCTATGAAATTCAAATGCCGATGAATCATATTATGCGTTATGTCTCTTCTCATGCAAAATTTGCAGGATGGAAAATTATAAAAACAGATGAAAGTGAAATAAAATTAGAAAAAATAAAATTAGAAAATAAATTAGAGTTTATGAAAAATGTAAAATATAGTAGTTTAATTGCAAAAGAACAATGTGATGATTTATTATTGCATTATACTGAATCACAATTAATCAATCGTCTTGAAAAAGAAAATATTGGTAGACCATCAACCTATACATCTATTTTAGATTCTATTGAAAAATATGTTACAAAAGGTAGAATCGAAACAAAGAACTTGTCTCTTACTCACTACATTAAAGAAACAGAAATTGTTGTTGAACATGAAAGTAAATGTATTGAAGAAAAAAATAAATTAAAAATTACAGATCTTGGAGAGAAAGTTACATTGTTTTGTTATAAATATTTTGATTCGTTATTTAATTATTCCTATACAAAAGAAATGGAATTATTTTTAGATAATGTAATTGATTGGAAAAATGTAAATGAACAAATTATAAAAATAAAAAATTATTCGTTAATTAAAATTGATGAGGTTAAGCCAGAATACAAAAGTTTACATTGTGGATTGTACAAAAAACATCCCCTGATTATAAAAGACGGACCTCATGGTTATTACTTGGAATATAAAAAAGAAAAAACATCATTAAATGCATTAGAAAGCGATGATATATCTGAATGGATAAAAGATCAAGAAATAAGTGAAGAAAAAATGAAAATATTAATCGATTATATGAATCAAAAAAAAATAAATGAAAATCAAAATAAAATTAATGATGACATAAGTATTCGTAAAAGTGAAAGAGGATATTATATATTTTATAAAACATCTAAAATGAAAAAACCAAAATTCTATAGTTTTCCTAATGAATATATGGATGAAACAAATTATATAGATAAAATAAAAGATTATATTGAAAAAAAATATAAACTTATATGATAATGGGAGATTTAGCAAATTATTCACAAAGAATACTTGATGCAGATAAAGGACAACAAATATTCTTTGCATTTATCTTTGTTGGACTAATCATAAAAATAGGATTGACATTTGTTGCGGCAGCAAATGCATTATTATGGGGATATTTTATTATAATATTTTCAATTATTGGTTTAATTTTTTTAAAAGTAGATCCAACTAAAAATAACATGAGTGCAGTGAAACAATTATTTCAACCATTATTGATACTTATCATTGTACTATTGTGGAATATAAGTATAAATTTAAGATTTTATGATGAAATAAATAAACAGGCTGTTCCAAAACAATATTTCATGTGGTCATGGTTTTCAACTGTTCTTATAGTTGCTATTATATTCATTTCGATATTAGGATATGTAGTAGAAGAAGAACATGCATTTAAAACGTATGGATATATTCTTTTGATATTTAATTTTATTGTAACTGCAATTCAACAAGTTGTATTAGAAAGTTTTACAGTAGATGGGTTTACTAATAAATTTTGATGATTGGTTGGATTATCGTTTACATAAATTTTTGTAGTCAATCCAATAGATGTCTCTGTTTCCCATAATCCAGATATTCTTAATGCCAATTTTATTTTTTCAGGATATTTATCAAATACATAATTATTTTTATTAAAAATTAAAAATTTGTAACATGATAATACTGGTTGTTTTTTAGATATATGTTTTAATATATGCTCTTCTAACATTTTTATTTTTTCAATAAAGGTATGATTCATTTTTACATATACTCTAAATTTACCAATTTCTTCATGTATCTCATAACTATCTATATCTATGTTTATAATTAATGTATTCAATGTAAATATATTGACATCATATATTAATTTATAAAAATAATTGTAATGTATAATTTTGTTAATAACTGGTTTATAAAAAAATATTTTCTTATAATCTATATCATCGATATTATGATATAGATTCATATAGTATGATGTATACGATATATTTAAATCATTGATGTTATAATGAATAAAATATTTTGTATAATTTTAAATAAGCAAATTATTTTGTAATATAAATTATATTAGAAAACTGTATGAGCTCGAATAACTCAAACAACTTGAACTCCCCACGCTCTACACCCGATGCATCTGTGACTGCGACTGTGCCTGTACCTGCGACTGTTCCTGTACCTGTTTCTCTTGTCTCTGAGGTTGGACCTGGTTATGTTATTGATGTAAGTAGAAATATGAATGAAACCAATGTAATCTTTACAACACCTTATCCAAATCTTTATGTTCCACAAATATATGAAGATTTGTCTCAAAATATAGTTATTATTGATGATAATAAAGATATATTAAATCAAATAAAAGCATGTGCAATTGAAATAAAATGTGAAGATTTTCATGGTAAAGGTTCAATCGATGATTATGCTGAATTATTTGCAGCTGCATCACAAATTGCAAATCAAACAAATACAATTGCATTAGATATTAATATTGAAGGATTCAATGAGTTTGCTACTGCTGCTGATGAGTTGATTGCATTATTTCAAAATTTTACTACTAAATTACAAAAAGTGAATATTATTAATGATATAGCATTTTTAACTTCAATATTAATTGCTCTTCGAAAAAATGTCAACTTATCAAATACTTTTGCACAATTCAAAGAGACAATTCTATTAACAAATACAATTGATATACCTAAATCTATTTCAACAACGCATCCATTATTAGTGAAGTATCTGATGAAATAGATTGTGCAATGCAATACATAAATAACTTTGCAATTGCTGATCCAACCTTAACAAAAGGAAAATTATCTTATGCCGATAAATTAATTATACAAAAAGCAACAACAACTATTACTTCTTGGAATTCAATTGTCTCTAATGGTGTCTCTGTTACAATGGCAAATAATTCAGATATACAATATATTACAAACCAAAATAATTTATGTTCTACAAGAACGCGTGATCTAAAAGCTGCAACAAATGCAATCAAAAATAAATTTGTATTTTATAACTTGAAATAATTTTGTATTGTTTAAAGCATTTAAATACCAATTCATTATTCTCTTAATGAACGTTATTATTTTTGGAGGTGAAAATTCCAATAAAACAAGTGCTGCATTAAATATTATTCGTCAACATAGTCCATCTAAATTAAAATACAAACGCAAAATAGAACTAGAGGTAAATGGTGAAAATTATTATTTTAATATAAGCGATGTTCATTTTGAAATAGATTTTGATTTATTAGGAACAAATGAGACAGCAATATGGGGTGAATTTATTAATCATGTATTTTGTATTATAGAGTCATCTAGAACGAAAGATGAATTTCCTTCTCATATTATTTTATGTAAAAATATTCATACCATGAAGGATGAACTATTACAAATTTTTTATACATTTATTCGTAATAAAAATATTATGTTTATTTTTACAACTCAACATGTCTCTTTTTTACCATCTACCTTAAAAAGTAAATGTGGTATTGTTCATTTAAAAAAGGGAATAGATTATTCTACACAATATATTAGCTATTGTAATGAAATTATTGAATTTGTAAAAGAAAAAAAGGATGATTTATTTTTATTGAGAGAATTACTATATAATTTATTGACGTACAATTGCAATATGCATACATGTTTTTATTATATTTATTCATCATTATTAAAATCTGGACATATAAAACCAAATATGGATGAATTAATCGAAATTATAAAAAAATATAATACAAATTATCGTCCAATTTATCATTTGGAATCTTTTGTAATTCATTTACTTTTAAATTAAACATTATTTTATAGAATACGTAATGAATAGAGAGAAAGCATGCAAATTATTGCATCTCCCCCTTAATTTTGATCAATCATTATTGCGTAAAAAATATAAAATAGCATGTTTAAAATATCATCCTGATAAAAATAATAATACGTATGACACATTTTTAGAAATCAAAGACGCGTATGATTATTTGAATGATCATGATGATTATGATCAAAATCATGATATTTTCAATTATTTTGATAGCGATACTTTGAAATATTATGTCTCTATTTTACATTTTTTTAAAGAAAATATTGATCATGTTATTAATCCTGTTATTAATCATTTAAAAAAATTTGAATACTATGAATTGCATCCAACATTAAACCAATTATTCAATAAATCACTTTTTATTTTGAATGATATTTATGTTCCATTATGGCATCATGAATTAACAATAAACCATTATAAAATAAAAATCATTCCAGATTTACCTCATTATGTTGATATTGATATATATAATAATATACATGTTTATCTTACAGTACAAACAAAAAATGAATTTGAATTTGACTTATGTGGAGTAAGTTTTTTAATTAATCATGCACAAACAATATTTATCGGAAAAGGTATTCCAATTATACAAGAAAAAAATAATATTTATGATATATCAAAATTATCGGATGTTATATTTCATATCGATTAATGTTTATGCCTTCTTCTTTACCACCTTCTTTACAGGCTTTTCGGGCTCTGCAGGTGGTTCACCTGATGGCTCTGGTGTTTCTGTTGGAGCTGAAACTTGACTTACCGCACTTGGTGCTAGTACAACATTTGTTTCACCATCACTATCATAGTTTGGCTCGACAAGTGATTCATCCTTCTTGACTTCTGAACCATCTAGCTTGATATGACACTGACCCTTTGCGAGAGTTTGAGTTGGCTTTACGACACCCTGGAACAACTTCCAAGTCACACCAAACTTGCCATTTGCAAACCAAATGCCGCCGCACTGAATAATACACGCGATCTCACTTCCCTTTGGAATTAGCTCAGTAGGAGTAACACCATTTTCATTTGGAATCAAAACATTATTCTGAACATCAAACAGCTCGAACTTGAATTCGCCGCTCCATGCTGGAAGCTTAAGTTTAAGCGTTGGTGGCCGAGTAGTATCTGGCTCCATTGTTGTCTGATTCTTAGGATACTTTAGCATTGGGCTCCATAGAGCATCGATCACTTCACGTGACATGGTTGCCTTACCAAACCAGTCCCGACTATACGTCTGTGCGTCCTGCTTGACCTTCTCCTCAAACTGCTGGAGCATATGCAGTAGATCCTGTGTACCCTTATTGCTGAACTCCTCACGAGGGAATTGTAGCGAAATATCATAACTGCTTCCATTTGGATTCTCATATACATTTGCACCCCACGTCATCATAAGAGGTGTCTGTACATGTAGTGACTTACGAGTTGCCGTATTAATAATTCCCACACTCTTACCACCCGCGGCATTTGCCTTGGGCTTAGTGTAAATCATATTCTGGGCTGGGACGAAATCGGTGGCGGATACAATGGTCGACATTTGTTACTATATTGTAGGGGATTATCTTTAAATCAATTTTTTAATAATTGCAATATCGTACAAAAACAAAGCATTTCAATGCGGATTTTTTTGAAGTTTTCATATTTTTACAAATTGAAGTTTTCATTGATCAGACCGCAATGTGTCTCTAACTTCAAAGTTGTTTACATTTCCAAAATATTCGTTTGTCTTAAAACTAAAATTTTTTTTATCTAAAACCATAAAGTTTGAATCTCCTACAAATCCTAATTTTTCATACATTTTATTTTTTACTGGTGTACCATTCTTATTAAGTAGTTGTTTTCCACCAAATGTATTCCTCTTATCTATCAATTTGACATGTTCAATACCAGAAGTACTAAATGCAGTTTTCAATGCATATAACATTTCTGCTTTTCCAATACCCTGTCCTCTATACGGATCCATTACAAATAATCTTATTAATTCATATGATTTATCATCTATAGTATACATAATATCACCAACACAATCCATGATTATGCTTCTTCGTTTTGGAGGTTGTTCTCCAGCATTATGTCTAACATTTAAATCAATAAAAAAGAATACCTGATTAATACCCAAATGTTCTTTTTCTTCTATATAATAATTATTTCCTGAATATACAAATGTTCCTCTTCTTACAACTTTAAATTGAGATTCAATCTTTGTTTTATCAGTGCTATTACTTCGAATTAATACTGAATCTTTATGTACAAGTTCATTTAAATGTGGTACACTTTGGGCAACTTCATCAAATTTTGAATTTTTACGTTCAAGCTGTTCATTAAAACCAGACAACTCTTGTGATCCTAGGGGTTCAGTTTTCTGTGAATCATCTCCTAGGGGATACTTATCAGTTTTCTGTGAATCCGTATCCGGGGTTCCCCCTTTGAATTTATATTTACGTCTACTTTTACGTCTACTTTTGCGTCTACTTTTATTTTTATTTCTACTTATACTTCTACTTTTATTGTTTTTTATAGTTTTTTTACTTTTCATTTTTCTAGTCATTATATATATATCATATTTATAATGCAAACTACATATTAATGTTATTAAATTTATGAAACTTATTAAATATATCTATATATTATAAAGAAATGACTGAAATTACTTCGTTTGCGGATTTTAATAAAATTTATTGTAATAAATACACGGTATTACAACTGAAAACAATTGGGGTAAAATTTAATGTAAAATGGAAAAATAAAAAAAAAAGTGATATACAACAAGAATGTTATTCTTTTCTAAAAAATGGTTATTATGCTGCAAAAATACAAAAAATATGGAGAAATTATTTAATTCGTTTATTTAATCATACGCAAGGGCCAGCAATATTCAAAAGATCTATTTGCAATAATGTGGAAGATTTCTTAACAACAGAGACAATGAAAGAAATAGATTATTATTTTTTTGTAAGTTATAAAGATGTAGATGGCTTCATTTATGGTTTCAATATTATTTCTCTTTTTAATTTAATAAAGAAGAAGGATATTAAAAATCCTTATACTAGAAATATTTTCTCTCCTGAATTGATTTTAATGGTTGAAAAAAGAATTCATTATAATAAATTACTAAAGAAAACATATCACGAAATAAATGATACATCTAATACTAGAAAATTAACCATGTCTGTCGATGATAAAATTAATGAATTGTTTCAAAAAATAGATTCGTTTGGAAATTATACACAATCAGAATGGCTTACTTCTCTAAATACTTTTTATTTGAGAAAATTTTTATTAGAATTATTTGATATTTGGAGTTATAGAGCACAATTATTAAATGAAACAAAAATATTAATTTGTCCACCATTTGGTACACCTTTTCGTGATATTCCAATGCATATTATTAGTTCTGGTATATATATCGATACTCTCATGATCAAAAAATATTGCTATACTATTGTAAACAAACTCATAAACAGTGCAGAAACTACTGAAAATCAAAATTTAGGGGCAATTTATGTGTTAACCGCCTTAACACTCGTAAATAGTGAGGCGGCGAACGCATTACCATGGCTTTTTCAGTCTGTAATTTAATTAGGGTCAAAATGAATATAAAAAGATGTCATAGTTATATGTATAAATGGCTAGCAAAGCACCAAAGACTAAAGCTCCTAAGACCAAGGCCCCAAAGGCTGATGTACCTGCTACTCCTGTAGTTGAGCCAGTTGTAGTTCCTCCATCGACTGTAGAAGTTCCTGCTTCGGGATCTGAGAATGAGGTTGTCCCTATTAGCGTCGAGACTTCGTGCAGTGACATGTTCGTTCACTTAAACAAGTCTCTTCATGAGCTCAGTGCTCACCTTGCCACTCTTCGTGCTGAGGTTCGTGCTCTTGAGAAGAACGTCTCGAAGGAGCTTCGTGTACTTGATAAGATCAATGCCAAGAAGAACAAGAACAAGGGCAATCGTGCTCCTTCTGGCTTCGTAAAGCCAACCAAGATCAGCAATGAGCTTGCCGATTTCCTTGGTCGTGACCGTGGTTCCCTCATGGCTCGTACTGATGTCACTAAGCAGATGACTGCATACATCCGCAAGAACAACCTTCAGGACAAGGACAATGGCCGCATCATCCTTCCTGACCCAAAGCTCAAGAAGCTCCTTAAGCTTGCCGATGCTGATTCCCTTACCTACTTCAATCTCCAGAAGTTCATGGGCCCTCACTTCGAGAAGTCTGCTCCTGCCGTAGTTGCATAGATTATTTTGAATAAAAATTAATATAAAGAAAATGTATATCTATATATGTAAAACCCAATCCAAGGTTTTACAAACTTGTAAACTGGGCCAGTAATTTGGCACTGGTTTGCATGCTCGTATAGTTTAGTGGTCTGAACAAAATGCTGTTACTATTAGCAGTTACATTTCGGTCCAAGTTCGATCCTTGGTGCGAGCGACTTCATAATGCAGTCATTCAATTACTTAGAATGACTATATTAAAAATCAAGTTAAAAGAAAAATATAAATTAATACATGTACGATTACGATAAAACATGTGCAAAATTCTTAGAAGTAAACTGTAAAATTACAGATACAAAAGAAGAATATGAAAAAAGAAATAAAGATGAAAAGTTCTCAAAATGCAATTATATTGCAAGCTGTGGACATCAACATGTTGTCTTTATAAATGTATTCTTTTCAAGAAAAACAGGTCTGGTTTGCCCTTCATGTAAATCAAAAGAAAATGGAATTAAAAAGAAAGAAGAAATGAAAGATGATAAATTAAAATATTTAAAAACAGAACTTAGATGTATTAATTATTTCAAAGAAATATGCAAAGGATTTGAAATGCATAAAGCGTTTGATGGGTGCAGAGCAGATCTTATTGCAAGACCTAATGGTGAAATACAAGATAAATGGATTGGTATACAAGTCAAAACCACAGAGAGAAATAATCATTATGAGTTTGGAATGCATCAAACTTATGATAATTATCTTATTTTGTGTGTATGTGAAGAAGATAAACGTATGTGGTTATTTCCTTACGAAGATTTAAATGGTGTTTCTAAAATACATATTGGTATCACATCTAAATATAATGAATATGAAATTACAAATAATCTAGAAAAATTAAATCATTATTATCAAACTACTAAAAAGTTTACCTATGAAGAATTAGATAAACCATTATGTATTTATACAGAACGTGAAAAAGAATTCTATAGATTCCGTGAATCAAAAATAGATTTTTTAGAATTTACTTATAATGATATGGAAGGAATAGTATATGATTTCAAAATTGGAGACAAAAAGGTACAAGAAAAGGTTGGGTATATAGATAAGGTAAAAAATAGAAATGTATTTTGTCTTTGGAAAAATAATGGTAAAATAAATGATAATCGAGAACAAAAATGTTACGATATTGGAGACAACGATTATTATTGGTTGAATGCAGATGATAAAGAATTGTTTTATGTAATACCTGAACAAATTCTCATTGATAAAGGTTATGTTGGATATTGTGGCTATAAAAAACAATTAAAAATCAATCGTATAGAGACAAAATACAATAATTGGATTCAGCCTTATAAATTTAATTATAAATCCTTTGGATTATTTGAAAAAAATCGACTACTTAAAATTCTTAAAATTATTTTATAATGATTTTCATTTAATAAATTAACATAGATTCCATATAATGAACATTGTCTCTATTTTTGCAGGAAGAAAGAACAATTTGGAAATATTGAATAAATATTTACAAAAAGCATTAGATTTAAAAATCATTGATGAAGTTCATTTTTGGAATAATACCAGAAATAAAGAAGATGAAGAATATTTAAAATCAATTAGTAATTTGAAACGATCTTCAAAAAACTTAGAATATACAATCACTCCTGAAATCATCTACAATGACAATCAATATTCATTTGAATTAATGATAAAGGGAATTTGTGCATATATAAAAATAAATAATTATGAAATTATTTTAAGTAATAGATCAGTCATTAGAGACAAAGAGAGAGAAATATTTACTTTAACTATGAATAATGTAATGAATAATTCAGAATATAATATGTTTAAATTTGTTATCAATGATAAGATAAATGTTTATAAAAACAATAAATTAATCATGACAGCCAATATACAACCGATACAACCAAATATAATATCTTTTAAAACAGAAGGACCTGGACATGTACAATATAAAACAACCGAACACAAAGGATTTTATTTCATGGATACATGTGAAAAAAGTTGGAAAAATTATTACAATCATTATGCCAAAGGATATGAAAATGATATTATTATAAAATGCGATGATGATATTGTATATATAGACTTAGTTCAATTGCCAAATTATATAGATTTTATTAAAAACAATGATTATGATTTAGTATTTGCAAATACAATTAATAACGGTGTTTCTGCATTTTTTCAACAAGAATTTGATTTAATACCAAAACAATTAATGGAATTAGAATATCCAGAGAATGGGTTTTGTGGTTCATTATGGGAAGATGGAAAAAAAGCAGAAAAATTACATGATTATTTTATAGAAAATTATAAAAAATTTGTAACACATCGATCTAATAAATGTATTGAAATTAATACACGATTTAGTATTAATTTTTTCGGATATAAAGGAAAAAAGTGGTATAAAATTGCAGATTGTTATATAGAAGATGAGCATACACTTACGGTAGAATGTGTAAATAATAGACAATTCAAAAATATGTTGTATTGTGATTTTTATGTCTCTCATTTATCTTTTGCAAAACAAAATGAGACAATGGATTTAAATCGTATGATAGATCGATACAATATGTTGTACGATATTGTTGATTTTAATTTAATTTAAATTGTTGACTTTTTCATGACTAAATTGTTGACTAAATCATGACTTTTCACAACTATTTTATTTATATATGTGAGTTATTGTATTTTATTTTATTATTTATTACTCAAATGAATAATAAAAATAATTATTACTTTTTGATAAATAAATTGTATTACTTTTATTACAAAGTAATAATTAACTATCATAATGATGCAATTTATGTATTGAAAAAGTAATATAACCACTGCATAAAATCGTTGGTAGGATTCCTACAAAAAAGTAATAATTTGGCGGAGAGAGAAGAGATTTCAAAAAAAATAAAAAAATAAAAAAATTAAAAATAAAAAATAAAAAAATAAAAAAATTAAAAATAAAAAATAAAAAAATAAAAAAATTAAAAATAAAAAATAAAAAAATAAA